CTTCCTTAGTAGGATAAGTCAGACCAAGAGATTCCTGCTGCTGATTGTAGAGTTTCCATGTTCCGTCTTCTTCCTGAGAAACAAGGTATGCCCCTGCTGGTTCGAATACCTTTACCTGAGCTGCTTGTTGTTGTGCAGATAGGGCAAGTAAGGCTTCAATCTTACTTGGGTCACTCTCCTCTGTTAATTCCAGTTTAAGTTCTGGCGGTGCCTCATAACCGAGATTATCAATAACTTCTCCGTCTCTTCCAAGAACTACACCTACTGTTTCCGCAGTATTAGAGTCAAGCATCTGGTCAGATAAACCCTTCAGAGCCTGACGTTTGTCAGAATTCGAAGTATTAGGGTCTGCGATAATATTAGTGTATGGAGCTACGGCAGTTTGACTATAGTCTTTCAGGGACAATACACGAATTGCTTCATGCTCTTCCGGAGTAAGTTCAATATCCTTTTCCTCATAGCTATTGATGGCATCTGTTACAGAGTCCATATAGTCCATAAGTACTTCAGCTTTAGTTTCTTCCATACCTTCTGCCATCAGGTTATCCATGAATGCAGCACTGGTCTGGAATGCACCTACCTGAATACTATCAGGTCTGAAGGTTCCTTTCTGAATCATATCCAGAACTACATCACCTGAACTCTTTGCAAAATCCAGAAGTGTATTTGTAATAACTTCATTATGAGCCTCTTCATTCTCTTCTATGAAATTCAGAATTGTATTGTAATCAGGCAGTTCATCCTCATTATTCAATATGAATACAGCTCTTCCATTTGCTAATAGGTTTGTTAGTGTACTGATAACCTTCTCAGCTTCAATAGTTTGCTCCTTAGTAATAGTTGTATCTGGAGTCTGAACTGGGTTAACCGAAGGTGTTGCTTCAGTTTGAGTTTGCTCTTGAACCTGTCCTTCAATAGGTTGTTCCTCAATTACTTCAGTTTGAGGGTCAGCAGCAGCATCTTTCTTTTGAATTTCTTCAATGAAGTCACGGTAAGCTTTGTAGTTTTTAATACCATCTAACTGGTTAATAAACTTATTTACCAAATACTGTTGCTGTGCACGAATATTAGTATATTCTGCATGCTTCTTCTGAGCATCATCTTCTTGGTCAAGCATCATAGATACTTCACCCTTAGAATAACCTTCATATTTCTGTGGAGAATAAAGAAAACCTCTGTCATCCATTGCTAAGCCGGGTTGAAGTCTGATAGGACCTCTGTATTCACCTGCACGATTAGCTTCATAGATACTTTCAAACTGAGGTGTCTTTTCTTCTGAGAATAGTTGATTCTGCTCTTCTTTCAAAGTTAAAGCAGCCAGAATACGAGCCTTTTCACTTTTGATACGGTTTCTTTCTGCTCTGACATAATCATTATAGAAATCTCCATTCTCTTCAACCATAGCTGCAAACTGTTCCAAACCATATTCTTGGTATAGTAGAGAGTTATAAGCCTGAACTTCAGAGCTTGAACCTTCAGCTTCAGGAGAGAAAACAGATGGAAAATCTCTGTCCATCATTTTGGACTGATATTCATTCATCAGTTTACCTGAACTATACACACCTGTAGCGGCCTTATATAGGTAATGTCTGCGGTTTTCATCATCCTCTGCTGTATCATTCTTTCCCTTTCTAACAACACTCTTACGAGTTTCTTCATAGATTTTACCAAACTCAGTAAGAGAATCTTTCAAGTATGCAGCATCAACTGTTGTATTTGGGTCAAATCCAAGATTCTCAAGAGATGCCCCATCAATATTTTTAAGATTTTCAAATCTTTTTACAGCCCTGTCATAGATACCTGCCATTTTAGCAGCTACTACATAGTCTGCCATAGCGTTGTCCTGCATGTGCTTACGCAATAGAGGGTCATCCACCTTATCTGCAGCATTTAATTTTGATGCAAACTTAGCAGTACCTTCTAATATAGCAGTCATTTTTATAGGGTCAACCTTAAGGTTACCATCACTGTCCATGACTGGCTTACCATTTTCATCTCTTTCGTAAACATCCTGATAGTTCAGAAATCCTCTACGGAACTGTTCATATACTCCAATAGCTCTTTCTGTGTCCTCTTCCAGTTTACGTCTTTCCCCTTGCCATCTTCTGTTACCACCTGCAACCTTTGATACTATTGATGTACCACCAATACCAATAAGGGCACCCAAACCTATATTTGTAGATGCCTCTGGGTCATCTCCTGTAATAGCTCCTTTTGTTTGACGAGCTAACTGGTTAGCAAAAGATGTAAAGGTTAAGTTGTCAGCACCAGCCAGTCGTTCAACTGCAAGCTGAGCATTTTCTTCCCAGAAACCTTCTGCAGCAGTAGCTGAAAGACCACGAGAACCATAGAAACGTAAACGAGAGTTTGAATTCTTCCAATCCAGCTTCTTACCCAACCACGTTTTGTAATTATACTGCTTTCTGGAAGCCTTGGCTAACTCGTCCAGACTTTCTGTTGATTCAGATACGGAAATCAGTCTACCTCTTGGGTTTGGGTCTCTTGCACCAAACTTCTTGAAGAGTGGACTGAATATAAATCTGTTCTCAAATGCATTTGATGCTGATAGAATCAACATGTTTGCTTTGAAAGAAGCTGCTGCAGAATCACCTGCCTGCTGACGAATTTCTTCATCAGTAAGATTGTTCTTACCTGCTCTACGGTCAGCTTCGAGTTCTTCTTTCTTTGATTTATATAAACCTGAAGCTTCAAAGGCTGATTCTGAAGCAGTTGCAAATGCCCAACGACCAATACCAGATAGATTATCTGCACCAGTAGCAGTTTTCAGAACAAAGTCCAAACCCTTACCACCCACTCTACCTACCTGACCCAGTTTTCCAAGAGACTTGGCAAGATTGATTTCTGTTTGACCAAGACGTCCCAGTGCACCTATTCTTCCCAGTCCTCCAAGAAGATACATTGAGGCAACCATTTCACCCATGAAAGCTGCACCATCTGCAACCTCATCAGTCCAGAAGGCACCATTTCCCATCTTCTGGAAGAATCCCATATCCTCCCAACCTCTTGGTTTAAACACAGATAGAAGATTTGAGTTCTTCATATCTGTCTCAAGACCTTCGAACCAACGAGACAGAGAGTTATCTGCTACGTCAGCCATGAAGTTGTTACCCTTAGGGTCAAAGATTTCCTCAATACCATTCCAAATCATAGAAGTCATGTGACCTAATGTTTGGCCAAGTTTAAGCACTACACCGCCAACAAAACGAGTCAGACCTACACCAACGTTCTTGAAGATACGCTCTGCAAGACCCTGATTCAGGTAGTCGTAACGGTAGTTAAAGTCCTCATTATCCTCAATGGACATATATGGGTTGTAACCATAGTCTCCATTCAGATACTTATCCATCTCTTTTGAGTAATGGAAGAAATCATGTACACCAACCCCTTGGTTTACAGCAAGTCCAGACTGAGTGTTCCTCATTTTGTCTATTGCATAAGCTGCAACACGAGGGTCAGTTGAGAACATAGCTTCCCCTATTGAACCCTTAGTAAACTGAGGGTCCATTAGTTGGTCCTGACCTAATCCATTAGGATACATTTCAGTGTTGAAATCCGGAATAGGATAGTCAATAGGTTTCTGCTGTTGATTTAGGATATTGTCAAACCTCTGCTTGGTATCCAATTCCAGAGCAAAAATGCTGTCGTAGGAATTGACACCATCCAGTATGGCTGAAGGTAATTGGTCTGGCATTATTTAACTGGTTTGTTAAGGTCTACTGGCGAACGTCCAATCTTTTCGAATAGTTCATATGCGTTGTTAGCTATGATGAACGGACGTGGGTCTGTTGCACCATCCAAGTAAACCCTATATTCTGGGCCTGTGCCGTTATTGTAAGTTTCAATAGTCATTGTTTCCTGAGAACCTCTGACCATAACAGGCACCTTAATGTCTGCATTTGGAACCTTTGCTCCCGGTTGAGTTGTCTCAAAAGCCTTTGTCGAAGCAACCGAGGCAAGCTGGTATGCAGCATCTGCCAATAATGGATTTTGAATTGCTTGTGGTACAAGGTTGTGCTTTGTACCCTTAATTGTCAGTACCCCATCTGCGGTAGATTCTACAGAGGTACCTACACCTGCTGCACGAATGGCATCAAAGTATGTATCATCACCTTTCTTAACACCGGGAACTGATACACGAACCCCTCCTGAGAAGTCTGAGGATACAACTCTGATATTCAGGTCATTACCCTTTTCATCCTTAGGTAGGATTGATTGGAGTGTCTGTACAATCTGAGGTGACTTCTTGTCATCTGAAGGAGTGAAATACCAAGGTTCACGGTCGAAGCCCAACTGGTTGTATACATCAGCTCTCTTCTTATCGTAATCCTTTTTAGTACTTCTGATTTTATCCCACACATTTGCAGCCATAATGTTAAGTTCTCTGTACTCTGCAGAGCCCGGATAGTATGTCTTCCCATTCAGAGTGAATGAGTTACGAGGGTCAGACATAGCTGAACCCATGAATGCATTTCTATCTCCGTAGTTTACTTTCAGGCCACCAGAAGTCTGACCATCCATAGCAAGAGCCATTTGTTGAGGCGTAATATTGGCACCCCCTACGGTGATTCCTTTCATTTTTGAAACTCTCTCCTGTAGTTTGGTATTGTAGTCACCCAACTCTTCCTGTACCTGCTTTTCACCAATTTCTAACTTACGGTTTAATACGTTAATACCTGTTTCAATCAGTGTATTTTCATATGACCATTTGTTGAGGTCTTCATCTTTTGGTTTTTCCTTTGCATATGTCTTAAACCAATCTGTATCCTGCAAACCACCTGAAGTTCCGGCAGGTAGCTGGAATGAGTTGTTTGCATGCTCTTTTTTGAAACGATTCCACTCATCATCTGTTATACCGTAGTTAAATCCTTGTAACAGGTTCTCTCTGAATGATTTATCTCTTTCTGCACGAGAAACCATGTTATTATAAAGACGAAGGTTATTACTTGTATCCTTTGTATTTAGGTCATTCACCTGATTTAACATATTCTGATAAATCTTTTCATCTGGGTCCGGACTATCATATACGTTTGGTGTTTCAGGTAGGAGATTTGGGTTAATTGTGATTTCTCCTGTGAGAGGATTACGGTAGACGTCTGAGCCAGTGCCCGTTCCACTTTTTCCGGAACCTCCATACATAATATCATACATCTTCATTTCTCTGTCAAAGTCCTGCTTCATCTCTTCGAGGGACACGTCAAATGTGAAGTCCATTTGTCTCAGGTATTTCTCCTGAGAGAACCTAATGGCATTCATCTGAACTGGGTCAGCCTTGTAGACGTCTCTCCTTTCTTCAAAGCTTGAGGCCAAAGCCTTCTTATACAGCTTCTTATATGAGTACACACTACCTGCATAGCTTTCAAAGTTATTCTGTAGGTCTGTGTAATCTCCAGCATTCAACTTTTCAACACTACGGTTTGTTCTATCCAGTTCCTGAGAAGTAGTTTTAATCTGTTCATCTATTGCTGCTGCAATTTTTGCCTTTTCATCTGAACTCAAATCTTTATGAGTAGCAAGTGCTTCTTTTGAACCAGCAAGCCTTTGGAGTTCAGAAGATAGATTTCCAGTAACACCAGAAAGATAAGTAGCAGTATCAGATGCGAGTACGGGAAGGTTATTTCTGTAAGAAACAGCACCTTCTATCTGAAGCTGGCGAGCAGCATTTGTTGATAAGCCTGCTTCTAAACAACCTCTTACCTGAGCTGCAGATAGTCCTTTAGAGTAGGACTCTTTCATGTATCCTGTTATGGCATTGTTTTTTCCATAGTTTGGAGACTGAGCTTCAATAGAAGAAGGTTTACAATCTTTTAGTGCTTTTGAAAAATCATCAGTATAATCATAGTAAGGAGTATATTCCTTACGATTTTCATAAAAAGACTTTCCTGCCATACGGTCTTTTGAGTTTAGAAACTCATTGTACCCCTGCATAGCATATTGAAAGTTAATATCTGAGTATCCCTTACCATTATCCTTTGACCTATACATTAAAGCATCATTACGTACTTTTTCGTAGTGACGAGTAGTAAGGTCATCAAACATGATACCTTCATCCTGAAATAATGGTTTAAAGATAGCAAAACCCTGTCTTTGTACTGAAGGGTCAGCAAGGTCCATAGAAGATAGTTTGGTAAGCTGCTTTTCAGCATCTTCCATGTATTTCTTACGGATTTCCTTGTTTGGTTCTAAGCTTAATTTCAGGTTTAGAGCATTGTCATAAACAGCCTTTACACGGGCTGCACCAGCATCCCAGAATGCATTTTGGGCAGAAATTGCCTTAAAAATATCATTAATGGGCAACTCATAGGGCCTGAAATTGCTTACCGCTGCGTAATCATTTGGTGTATATGGTGATGTTGCTGCCATTCGGGTTGCAAATTTACGTTATAATTGTATGATTTCCAATTAATTTTTGAGATTAATATGGATTCTTCTTGGTTTTATTTTTACCCCCTTTCTTGAAAACAGGAGGAGTTTGTTGAGCACTACCAAAAGCCTTGATTCCTTCAAGTTTTACAAGTAGTTTGTTTCTCTCAATTGGGTCAGAAATCTGGTTAATACTCTGAAGCATCTCATTGTAACGCTCATTGATTGCATTACCCTGTACATCCATGATGGATTTATTTGTACGGGTGAAATTACCAGTTCTCCAATCAAATCCATATGCTGGATTGTTCTGTGTCAAGAGATTGTAGGATAACTTCTGATTTGTTTCTACGTCTCTTAGTAGATTATTCATGTAGTTATTCCACGTAAAACTACGCATATTGTCAAAGTTCTTACGTCCTTCTATAGCTTCACGGTAATATTGTTGGTCAAAACCAGCATTTACCAATGACTCATTATTCTTAACTTGATTGTTGTACTGACGAGTCTGGTTAAGAATTTGAGCATTCTGATTATCATACTGACTACGGACACCGGGTACGGAATTCATTACCTGTCCGGCAATAGAAGCAGCCTGAGCATTACGAAGAATTGGGTTCAGAGTTCTCAGAGAGCTAATCTGTTGATTACCAGTAGCTTGAATATCACCTACTGCCTGTTCTGGGTTTACCAGAGCTGGGTCAACATATGTAGCATTGTAACGAGAACGGTATGGCATATAACGCTTCACATTAGTATATTGAGCAAGCTGATTAAGCTGACTTAGTTTCTGCCACGGTGTAAATCTCCAGTCTGCCTGTTTACTACCCTGAGGAGTTACTTCAATATTTGAAACAACAGGGTCATTTACTTTATTTTCTTCAAATTCTTTATTTAGTTCATCAGGTATTCTAAAATGAGGTCCGGTTTTATCATTATACCATCCCATTTGAGGCTTAACTACATCAGGTTTTTTTTGTTGAAGTATTTCGTTTACAGCGTTTGCCCAACGGATACCAATCTTCTGGTCGAACATACCTGCAGTAGGGCCCTGATTGTATTTATTGTGCCACTTATCAATAACAGCCTTGTTCTCAGGAGAGCTATTGTAAAGCCATTTCTGGAAAGCAAGGTTATCCTTTGGACCAGTATAACCAAGCTGTTTAGCCACGGCATCCCAATCCTTAAGATTGTCAAATTTATCGGCAGCATTAGTAACACCATACCTGTCTTGGAAGATAGGAAGTTTATCACCCTGCCATAAACCCCACGGAATTGGATTCTTATATTGGTTAACGACAGCAGTCTGCTGATTCTGTGGAGGAGGTGTAATAGCATTAGGGTCAGTGTTTTGTGTGTACTTACTCTTGTTGTACCACTTACCTAACTGTTCAATGTAAACCATATTTGGGTTATTGTTACGACCTCTACGATTTGAACCTTCATTTACCGGATATTTCACACCATCCACCCAGTAACCACTACCTGTTGGGTCGTAACCTGTATATTTGGACATGTCAAACTGTGGAGTTTGCTGGGATTTAGCCTGTGCAGCTCTTAGAGCCCAAGGATTAAAACCTCCCATTTGCATGTAAGGATTATTAGTTGTACCTCCTGCTTTCATATATTGTTTGTTCTCCATGATTGCATCTTTTACTGAAGGGTCATAGACTGGAGCTGTTCCCATTGAAAATGCAGGTAGGCCCTGTGGGAATCCCTTCTTTTGCTCCTGAACATAGGCTATATTTCCTAAGTTCAAAATATATTTTTCTAACATCATGGCTGCACTCTTCTTGGCTAAGTCATCCTTATAAGGGTCATCCAGAACGGAAACCAATGTGTTATAGTGTTTTACGTCCACATTTCTCTTTAGAACCTCTGCGGGAGTATTCTTTAAAGGGTCTTTTGATTTATCACCCTCTTTAAGTTCCATCAACTCATGGTCTGTTTTAGTAAATGCAAGACCTTTCCAGTCAGAGTAAATGAAACTGTCTGGCTTGAGTAGTACGTCCATACCACCTTTTGAGTGTCTTTTACCTTGTGCTTTAAATAAAGCGGATAGGTCAGGTTGGAGCACAATTTCTCCTCCCTCAATCTCTACGTTTGAGCGGTAAGGATTTTCCTTGATTGTTGAATTAATCTTAGGGTCCTCAGCAATTGAAGGCTGTTGTTCCCTTATATTATAAGTCCTGTCATCATGGAAAAGGTACTCGTCTTTGTAACTTCTGTTGTCTGCTACTCCCATAGTTTTTATTTTGGTTCTATATGATAGTGATTATCATGATAAATCACATCATAGTTTTTTCTATAATTTGCTTGTTGCTCGTTTGATAATTTGTGCCAATCCTGTGGTTTCAGGTCAATGGCATTACCAGTAAGGTGCCATGAATTCTTTGCGGCTGGTTTACCTGCTGCAATCAGGGCATCTTGCTGAGCTCTTGAGCGGTAAATTGAATTTACAACCGGAACGTATCCAAGGTCTGATGCAAGTTGTCCATATATCTGTCTACCCCAGTTTCCAACATTTTGATTACCAAACTGTCCAGAAGAAATAATCTCACCTGTATATGGATTTTGATTCATTGGAGTTTGATTATTTATTGGAATTTGATTCATCGGAATCTGTGACTGAGAACGACGGGAAGAATAAGGATTTCCTCTTTGTGGCATTTCTGTCATTCCATACTGCATTGCCATAAAGGCATCCTGTTCATCCTGAAATTGACGTCTTTGTGCATTCAGTTCATCCATTTGACTCTGAATGTCAATCTCTTCTGTAGTAGGAGCTGTTGGTACAGCCTGTTTTACTTCTTCTGATTCATCATCATCAAAAAGGAAATCAAATAACTGTTTAGCAGACATACCTCCTCTCTGATAAGGATTTCCTTTAGGAATTTCACGTACCATACTTCCTGCAAACTTATAGGGTTTCTTTCTACCTGCTTTCATGTGTTTAACATTACCCAAGTTATCAATACCCATAAGGTCAAAAGGAGTATTCTCCATAGTAATGAGACCTTCTGGAGTCTGAATATCCAGATAGGGAGCATTGTTAAAAGGAGAACCAGAAGCATATCCGAGAATTGATTTGTAATCCATTATTTTCCTCTGTAGTTTGTATGCCCTTTAGACATAGCACCAAAGAAACGTCTTTGTTTATCAGTTAGTGGATGTCCCTGAGCAGTTCCGTCATGTAATATTTCCCTTGCTTTATTTGGAGTAAGACCACCTTTTTTATAGGTCATTCCTCCATCTTCTTTGTTCCACTTTCTTGCATTACGGGCAAAGTTAGCTCTTTTTCTTGTTGTAGGGTTTGAAGAATTTAACCCTCTCTGAATACACTCATCTGTTACTTTTCCACTACAATAGTCAGTGAATTTACCTTTGTTTTCAGGTTTTATATGTATTCCCCCCTTCTTGTAGTTTCTGTATTTACCAGAGCCCAATCTTCCGAATTTCAAAAGTTCAGGTAGGAGTTTGCGTACAATCATCATACGGTCAATCTCATAACCACCTTTCTTCATCATACCTTTATCGTCTAACATTCCATCTCCCATATCCATTGCTGCAGGATTTGAGAACTTCTGGTATTCTTTCATTATAGTCTTCAAATTACCACCCTGTTGCATGTACAAATTATAAGGATTTGGTTGGAAGTCATCTACTGGCATTGGATTCATTTGACCAAGCGCAGTTTGCTGCATCATATCATATTGATTCTGACGACCTCTTTCGATTGCTCCAGAGAGCCATCCAAGACCAGTACGTGCAGCCTGCATACCTAATCCAATATCCTGCATAACCTGATATGGATTCTTTTTCTTTTTCTTGTCAGGTGGAGTGTTTACCCAGTTATACCAATCCATAGCGGAACCTTCAAAGTCTTTTGGGCCTTCTATGATTCCTTTAGCAATACCTTCATGAACTCTATCCTTGTACTGTGGACCAGTTAAGGAGGTTTTATCGAGCAAAGGGGCATTAATACCCGGAATCACATCTTTTTCAGTAAGTATTTTTGGCATGAATGGTGAAATATCTATTCCAGATACAGCTTTCCCAGTATTACTTTGTTCCCTTATCCATTTATCCATAGCCTGTTGCCAACTTTCGTAATCTGGAAAATCTTGTTCATTAGGCATAGTACCTCCGGATTGCATAACAATTCTACCCCCTTTCATCTTCATGGTTACATCAGAGTTATTTCTGGAGGCTAGTAATACACTTCCTTCTTGTTTGGTGTGTTTTGGACCATATCGAGAAAGGAACCATTCGGGGTCAAGGTCCACTAAATTTCCTGTATAAGGGTCATTATACCAATATAACCCTTGTTCATTTTTAACATCACTTGGAAGTACTTCCCTTGGTAAAAACTTAGCTTTTGATGTACTAGGAGGTGATTTATAAGGTGTCCCATTTGGATTAACAAAAGGAACCATTGGGTCGCCAATATTTCTAGCGACATAAACTTCATCTGAAGATAGATGATTATTTTCTCTAGCCAATCTTTGAGCCAATAGATTTGCGGCATCAATTTGAGCTTGTGTGGTATATTTTCCTCCTATTTGCATCTTACCACCACATTTCTTGCAGTTTTTAGGTCTATACATATTATCTGGTTGACAACACTCTCTTGATGTTGTAAAGTTTTGTTAAGAATTTATTCTGTCCTGATACAGATTTCACCAGACGGAACTTTGTCCAGTAATGTCTGAACTTTTTACGTTGTTCTTCAGGTTTGTCAATATCAATAGCCAGTGGGTTTACCACTTGCTTATATCCTGATTCATCTGTTGGGAAGAGATGTACTTCCTGATTAGTAAACTCACCACGGTCCTTTACTGCATCCCAGAATTGGTTTACTCTGTATTTATTTTCTTCTTTTGAGAACAGAACATTCCATGTCACGGCGGTTGATGTATCTTTTTGAGGATACAGTAGGTTTCTTTCTGGGTCTGCACTCATATAGTTCAATTTCAGTAAAGGAGAAATCTGCTCTGTATTATGTACAATAAGACGGTCAAAGTTCTCGTGATGCATGTGGAATCTATCACGGCCAAAATTCTTGTAGTGATATACCTCCAGCATATATTCAAGAGAACGAGCTATTTCAATATTCTGTCCTGAAGTTGAAACAAATTCAATCTCAAATGGATAGTCTGTACCATAGAAGTTGCAGAAGCTATCAAATCTTTCATTATGCTTCCATACACCTGAGCCTTTTACAGTCAGGAAGTGATTTTCACGCTGTTGAACCCAATCTGGATGCCAGTCGTGCCATGAGATAAATGCTTTTTCCAAGGGTGAGTAAGATAGTGTCCATGAAATGTCATTGAAGAAACGTGAGTCACGTAGGGAGATTATATCTCCTCTGTAACGGAAAACTCCATTTTCTACATCATAGGTAATCTCTGACGCAAACTCTCTTTTTGGAGAGAAGTCACGTTTTGTCATGTACACTGTTTCGTAGAAGCTATCAAATACTGATAAGTAACCAACCCCAGACAAAGGATTCTCTGTACGAGGATATTCAGGGAAATACTTGTATAACATGATAGGCATGTAATTCTTGCACCAATAACTCATGCCCTGACGTGTTACATCATCCAGAGATTCTGTAAAATTAAGAATTCTACCCTGTCTCTCAGATGGGTAATAACGCCCTAAATGAGTATTACTGAACGCATAACGTGAAGTACATGAGCCATAGTTATTATCTGTCGGCATGACTTCACGAGGGTCTTGTGCGAATAAACCACCATCTCCTACCGTAATCTTACGACCTGATTGTTCTAATTCTAAGAAGTCTCTACCCATTGAAACATACGGAGAACTCTGAGAGAACAAGAAAATCAGCCTGTCTTGGTCAAGTTTATGAATACCTGTAAGGGTACCAAAGTCTGACTCACGGAAAGCAAAATAATTTGCAGGTAGGAAATACTGCCAGTTGTCTACTTCCTGCAAATTGAATGAAGGAAGAGAGTAGATTACACTGTTTGGCTGGTCTACTGGTAATGGGTCATCAGGGTCAAAGTCTGGTCTCTGAATTGGTGCATATATTTCTGTTGCATACAGGTCAGAATAGGCTCTGCTAATATTGAATTCTTCTTCAAACTGAAGTCTATCAGTACGAAATATATCACTTACATTTCTGTTATTCTTTGAGAAGTAAGGTTGACTATTCGCTTGTTTCTCACGGAAGTCTACGAAATAATCTGCTTCTACAAAAAAGTCAATTCCTGCATTATTTGATAAGTACATGTATGCATCATCAATGCGTAGAATATTTTTCTTGTCTCCTTTCTTACAATCCAAATTGTGTTTGGAAGTAGTTGTACGAGAGAATCGTGCAAAATTCACTGTGTTTCCAGATAGTAGCTCAGAGTAGTCATACTTTGTACTATCAATCCAGAAACGTGGGTATGCAACGTTACGGTACTTTCTGTAATCGTATTCTACACCATCCGGGTAACGTGCATTAGTGATTGGGTCTGTACCTGCAATGTTCTGTGAAAAGAACTGCATACGCTTCTGGAATTGGAAGCGGGTGATAATACAGTCCCCACCATACAGGATTGGAGATTCTGTTACTGCATCAGAGCCTGTAAATTGTAATACGCAAGAGTGCATTGATACAGCAGGACTTGAACCCAAAGCCCCGTATTGGTTTGGATTTATTACTTTTGAAGTTACGTAAAATGCTGAACCAGTTGAACTTGTCCTCTGGTTAATGTCGTCACATACACCGAACCCTTTTGCTGTTTGTCTACTGTTATCTTTCACAGTAGGCTTTGCTATAGTTTTGTTCAGCTCCAGATATACAGACCTTTCCCTGAACAAGTTGTTAAATATTTTTTCACCTATACTTACTACTGTAGAAGGTAAATAAGTTGGTGTTGTTACCACACGTCTTCTTTTGTTACCATCCTGTACACATACAGAGCGATTGAAGTTCGCAATAGCATTATATTGATATACATAATCAGTGTAACCTGTGAAATTTCTAATAATGTCCATTGTTTCTTCAGCAACCTTAATTCCTGCAAATATAGAATAGGGAATCTTTATGGATAAGGATGCAAGAAGTAGTAAAATATTTGATATTATAGTAATTGCTGATAAATCTGCTGCTGCAATCTTTGTTTGGATAAGTTTCACTACATTAAGACCTATTAAGTCTGCAACACTTTCTATCTTTTGTTGTTCACCTGCTCTGTTTATTTTTATAACACCTGCATCTACACCTGTTGTTTTTATCTGAAATTCAGATTCTGACGTAAAATTATTATGTCCTGCTATAGTTAATGCTGTTTCAATAAAACCAATAGCAGCAGCTATCCAGAAGGAGAACTGGTTCATTAGCTTCTGACGAGGATGGTTGTGTACCAATTCAAACTGACCAGATACGTCTGCAATTTCTTCACATTCAATTTTTACCTCAGGACCAAGTGTATAGCGTGGTTCGAATAAGGTATGAGGAGAGTAGAAGTTGAATTTGTCCTGATGAAAATCTGTCAAAGGAGTGAAGTTAGTCTCCTTGTTATTTTTGAACGCAGTTTGTGTTGAGGATAGAAACTGGTCAGGGGACAGGTCATTTACTGGGTAGTTTGAGTACATTACAGTCTGATTAAAGGTGCTGTCTACATATGAGCGCACATTTGTCATCAGACCTCTGGCCACGACAGTTCCATTACCACCCTTCCTATCTGAACGGGTGATTTTGTAACCAATGATGTCTGGATTATCAAACTTTGGAATATTTTTGAATCTTACACCTATTATGTTTACGTACTTTATTCCATCAATAGTACTGTAACGAGGCATTTTACACTCATCTGGTGTTTTGTGATACCTTATACGTGTTCCTGCATCATCTCCAAACTTTTTTGGATTGTTCGGGTAGGTGTCTACTGATAGGAAAACTCCCGGTTTTGATGTACCATATTCACGACGTGAGCACACAAATTCTCCATTTAAAGGAACTACATCCCCTGCTGTGTTCTCAGCTTGCCAACGTGGAATTTTTGCCTTTTCATCACAGTCCTTAAACTGAGTATCTAACTCATAAACATCTGGTCCTGATACAATTGCATTATCTCTTGGAGTTGGACGTGGTCCCGGTATGTGGTACTTTTCAGTCAGTTCACCAGTGTTATATACACCCTGAATGTAGAAGTCATAGTTTTCATCCCTATAAAAGGATACATCTCTTCCATCCACTTCATAGTAGTTTGCAGGAACTTGCTCAATTACAAACTCTGACTCAATAGTCATAGCTTTTAATTGGTAGTCTTCTTCCGGACGGGAAACAAGGTCTGCTAAAAGAAGGTAGTTGGCATTTGAACTGATAATACCGGCTTTTTGCCATGTTTTCTTTTGCAGTAGTAAGTTTGATAGTTGAATAGCTTCCTGTGTAACATTCTGAAAATCAGTTACAGACACGCTTTTCACTTGTGTTGAATAGATACCTACTATCTTAGCCTGTTTTGTTACACCCTTTGTATCAGGGTCAATATATGAACCTACTACCAGTAGTGCAAACTCTTCAAACTCAGTATCTAATCCTGAAATCTTTACCTCCAGAGAGTTAGCTCCAAGGTCTGAATATAGAGATACCCGGTTTGTCAAAGCATACCAATCAGAGAATACCTGTCCATCAACTACGTAAGCTACAGCAACAGAATATGAGCCATTAGGCATTGAACCTACCTGACCCTTATCTACCTCAATACACGGATGCTGAATCTTTTTAAACAATAGAATATCATCACAATCTGTGACATCCTCTATTGTTTTAAGTTCTATTCTGCGTACGGGATTAAACTTATCAGTAAAAGTAACAATCACACCTTTTTGGAAATCCTTCTTAGCCACACCAGTGATAGGATGGTCCGGACTGAAATTCAAACAGTCCAGTGTATTCAGTGTTCTGTAAGAACATGTTACATCATTGGCTATACCTATCTCAGATGCATTCCCACCATCTGAAGAGAATACAAGAATGTCATCTCCGGGAAGAGGAATCATCCCAATTACATTAAATGGTGCATTAAAACAAAGACCATTTGAAGGTTCATTACCAATAGCTCCAAGGTCACCCTCTTTGCTATTACGCACAGCATTACGAGCATGCGAGTACTGTTCAGGACTTACAAATGATGGATTAACGTCAGTTGTAAGACCTGCTTTTGCAGTCATGTTAGTTGAAGCGTCTGATGTATTTTTTAGGTTTTCAGCCATTTTCTTCTTCTTCTTTATCTATTCCCATCATTTTTAATGGGTCTTTTACCTCACTGATTTCAAATTCATTGACAGTAAGGATTTCACCAAGAAAGCTTAGTTCGTAGAGTATTCCAGAAGGTCTTGCTACAAGACCTACAAAGAAGTATTCTGATTGGTCTGGGTCATTCTTTATATATAGAATGTCTCCAAACTTATACTTACTCTTAATAGTCATTATTGAAAGAATTTAAAGTACTGGTTATACCAGCCGAGTTCTCTCTTTCTTTGTGCATCTACGTACTCACCATATCCTTTTTCTGTAGTTATGTTGTATGCGTCTAACCAAGCTTTTACTCTCTCGGACTGAGCCAGTTTGAACAAATCTCCATAGTTTCCGTCAGAGTTGAAGATTACATCCTGAAGTACTTTCTCTTTTATTGACCACTCATAGTAAGGAGTAATCAATGGATGAAATGGAAACAAAAGGTTCCCTTCTTCATCCTCCATAGTACCAAGATACATAATGTAAAGTTCACCTGAACGAAATGGAGTATTTATGTGGTCATCCTCAATTGTTACTGTATATTTACCTTTGATACGCATGTTCGGACAAGACGCATGACAATATACATGCGACTGAGGAGACACATCCAACCCTACCAAAGTGTTAATGTTGTGAACTGTAGTTTGAGTATTTCTTAAAATTGTTACTGAGTAAGAGTCAGTGTTACCAAAAGAGCCCCTGTCAAGTTCTGCTTCATAGATTACATCTCTGTCAAAGGAGTTGTCAAAAGGATTTCTTCCCTCCATTGTCATAGTATTTGTAGCCTTTACAGCACCTACATAGTAAAGCTTTTCAAAATTAAGAGGAAGCTTAGCTTTGAAGTCTACTACCTGCAAACACTTTTGGTTAATTTGACGGATAGGGATTCCTAATCTGTCATTACAAGCCATGATTACCTTAATCAATCGTCCTTCATCAATCATTCCCTCGTCATCCAACTTACGAAAATCTCTACGTACAATGGCTATGAGCTCAGATATTGGTCTAAGCTCAAATGTCTTTTTAGGGACTGGAACATGGAATGGTGTCTTATTATTTTCCATTAGCTTTTTAATTTTGCAAGTGACAGTTTATTTCTATGCTCCTCTGAAAATATTCTTCCTTTCTGAGACAATCCTATCTTTTTCCTGTGTTCTTCTGATAACTTTCTACCAGTTAAGGCTTCTGATAACTTTCTTCTGCTTTCCTCTGTACTTCTACCACATTTTCCGGGCTCTCTTATATTCATTAAATTAAAGCCACAATCAGTGTACTGCTTCCAATAGAAAACCTCATAATTATCCAAAATATCCTGTTCTACATCATCTGGAAGTTCACATATAACCTCGAAGTTATGATTATCATATCCATACTTCTGCAGCGAATTGTATATATGAATCTGCTTCTTACTACAGCTTTTGTAGTTGCTAAATCTTATCTTTGTATTTCTTGTCTGACCAATATAAACAGAGCCAGAAGGAGATGTTATTTTATAAATAGCTGTCATGACCTACGTGTTGGGTTTTTATTGATTTCTTCATCCTCTGGCAGTCTTTTTGATACACCAGCCAATAGCTCAACAGCTTTGGCCATCATCTCTGCTTCTAACCAGTCAGGTAGCTGAAAGTTTGTATCCAGATAACGTACACATGGAGGATTTTCTGCACAGCCATTTCTATCAGATACGTCATCTGTCCAGAATCCAAGAATGTTTACCTTGTGAGGATTATGTTCTGGAAACCAGAAGTAACCATCTGAGTAAAATGTGTACATCTGCTTCGACTTCTTCTGATAAGGGTCCAAACGAATTGATTGCCAAGTAGTTGGAGTTGTAATATCCCATGCGGTAGAACCATCTACAGACGTGATACTTTTGATAATTGGACCATCTTCATCTGTCCAGAAATCAGGTATTTTACACTTCAGCCTATAGATTTTACAGTTTGTTTTAATAGGGCAACAAGGGTCCACTATTGATGTCTCAATTACGTCCTGACACAAAAGTGTCTGGAAATGTGATACACTCTTATAGATTGTACCTTTATTGATTTCTCTTTTTATGAGCCACTTTGCCTGTTCAAGAAGAGTCTGATAGAGAAACTTGTTAGTATAATTACTATCAGCATTTCTCTCTCTCAACTTGTTACGAAGTGAATCTATGACTTGACGTTTTGTACTCATTTCTTTAATTTTTGTCTCCAGACACTGGGTCCACCTGTTGTCACCCTTGCAATCCTGAGTTTATCAGGGTGCTTTGTTACATATTCATGTGCAAGTTTATTTAACTCACGGGTTTCATCAAAGGCATAAAACTGGAGTATTTTGTTGAACTTTACTGCCCAACGTCTTTCCCATTTTACTTTAGCTACCTTATCTCTTGTTGTAAGATTCAGGTAGGTAGCTCCTTCCGGGTCCTTTGCTTTGAATTTATAGGGAAGATATTGCAATTTTAATTCTCCGCAATGACTTCCTAACTTGACACCTAATGGATTCCAAATGGCTTCATGTCTAATCTTTGCTGCAATTTCCATCCAACATCCAAAGAAGAGTTCCCAGCTCATTTCTTTATGTTCTGGAAATTCTTTCTTAAATTTTGAGTATAACTCCTTGGTAATCACCAGTTTAGAGAACTCACCTTTCCTCATACGAGGGGCCTTTCTGTCGTTACTGTATGTAGGCTTCATGGTTCTTCTTTTTCCACAGAAACCCTCCAGCATGACTGGTCTTCCCTTTTATTGCATAATGAATGCAGGTTCTGTCAATGTTAATGTATTCTGCTGCTACTTTGGTTGGTTTCACTTTACACGTTAATTTTTTAGACATTATAGCTATTCCTACTACAATATACACATTTTTAACCGGTTAGAAAAATTAACCTTGTAAGTTAAAAAAGGAAAGCCCCACCATAAGGTGAGGCTTTGAAGAAGGGGAACCGTGGTTACTTGAACCATATAGCTTTTGAGGAGATTCTGTATGAAGTTTTGTCGAGCACTTCCAGAAGAGCTCCTCCTCTTGCATTTCCATAATTAAGGTCTCCATAATCTGAATTACCAGAGACCGCCTGAACGTTTACATAACGTCCAAACTTACCATGTTGAACACCATGCTGGTGAAGGTCACCTTTATAGAATGTAATATTTACATCTGGCGGGTTGAACCTTTTCGTAGCTACCAAATCGTACAGATATAAATCTGTTTTGGCATCCAGTACTGCTGACATTGGTTTCTTCATGAATTTTTCATCCTTACCGTGACCCATAAGGATAAGATGATTTCCATATTCAAAACCATCCACTATATCAAAATAGCTTCTTCTTTCAACTTCAGGGAATTTGTTTTTCAGGTACATGTCAAGGAACTGGTTAGCCATATAGCTAAATCCAAGTCCTGAGTGATTTGAATTCTCTACGTCATGTACAAAGTATTTTGCACCAATCCCTGAAGAAAATAAGTCATTGTAGAAAGCAACTCTTGCGCACGTGTATATATCAAATTGTTCTTTATTTGATAATGACTTTACCTCATGTCCACCTCTTGTAGTTTGAGAATTCCACCCATTCAGTTGGTCACCCAATGAAATTACGTGAACTTCCTCAAAAGTGTTATCCAGCATTTTAGCCTCTTCTACTATACAAAGAAGTCTTTCTTTATATGTCATATCAGAAGAACCATACATGTCTGTCAGATTAACTGCACCTGCGTGGTCGTCTGCAATAAGAATTACTAATGCTTTGTCATCTGTAACTCTACGAACAGGTAGACTATATGGAGTAATGTCTGGCATTATCTCCTTCAGTTTTTCCTGAAGCTCGTCAGTGGTATAGAAGTCTTTTACTCTGAAACGAAGGTCAACTGAGTATGTCCAATTTCCATTTGGAAGAAGCTTGTCCCATACCCGGGCAACAGTAGTAGTTATACCATCAGCCCCTACGAGGTCTTCGATTTCCTTTGGAGTTAAAGGACGTGCAGATTCATATTTACGAACAGTTCCATCTGGAGTTGTTTCAGAACCTACATACTTTGCCAATTCAGCTTCCTGAGCTTTGATTACGTCATGAGCTTCAGCTACTTCTGCAGCATGTAGAAGCTTACGGGCTTCTATCTTAGCCTTATAAATGTCTTCTCTGGTTACTCCATATCTCGCAGCCAGCTTACCTGCTCCCATTTCCAAATTGTGAGGATGAGTTATGAATTTTAATGTTAAGTCTTTTACTGTCATATCTGTGTTTTAGGGAAAAAAAGGGAGCTTGTAGGCCCCCTTCTAAAATAGGGAAATTATAGATTTCGCAAGTAATTCTCACGCTCAACCCTAAGATTTCTGATAATACTCCTAATTGTTCTCAAGGAGCAGCCATATTTACTGGCCAGACGCTCGTCTGACCACTTAAAATATGACGGATTAGTTAACAGGTGCTGTCTGATTCTCTGTCTCATTTTTGACTTGGTTTTTAGGGTATACAGGTTGTACAGAACTCCGTATACGGTTAATAAAATCATTCACATCGAACCATGAATCTTGCCCAATATAGCCAATTATTTCGTCCATAATCTGGACAGGAACAAAGTATCCCTGTGGTGGAGCCTGTTGTAATGCAGCCTGTGGTGCAGATGGCTCCTGTTTTGCTACTTTAAGTTTTCTTTCCATACCACAAATATATGGTGAACTTTCCCTCGGTTCCAAATAAATTATGTTAAAATTCTGTTAACGGGTTATCTTACCTTCGCTAAAAAGCTTGTCGTATCTGGCTTGTAGCTTTTTCATCTCCTTGTTCATTTTTACCTTAATTCGCTTCTGCTTTGCTTTCTTTTTCTTTTCAGTTCGCTTCTTTACAGTTTTATTCTTTACAGTTTTATTTTCTCCCTTAGGGGTTTTAAAGAACTCAGAGAGTGACTTTTCTTGATGCTCCTTTTCATGACAACTTCTACATAAAGTTGTAAGGTACTTATCCGCAATCTCCCAAGGAGCCTTTCCCGGAGGATACCAGAGATGATGCACTTCTGTTCCTCTCTTACCACATTTGGTGCAGCAGTTTTGGTCTCTTAGCAAAATCTTGCTCCTTTTTCTTTTCCACTCAGGTCTGAGTAGAAGCTGTCTGTATTCTTCCTTGTTCATAGTAACTCCCTCCGTTAACGAACCCTAAAAAAACTGGCCAGATAGCCAGTCACAAAATTAGCTGCCCAACCGTAGCCTCAGCCCTTTTGTTTGATTTTATTACTAATACCCATTCCCACTCCACCGTGGGTTTTTGATGCATGCATCCTTGGGCTACCAGCCCCGTGTCATATCCTTGTTTCTCCTGACGGGGTTTGCAGAAATAAAAAAGGGCTCCCAGATTGCTCCAGAAGCCCTAACCCTGCTACGAGTTTAAACACAAATATGAAAATCTTTAACAGTCCTTCGTAGCAGGAAGCTTTCTGTTAGCACAAATATAGGGTGCCAGACAGCCCTGCTCCAAATTTAATTTGTTAAAAGATTGTTAAGTGGGATAGGAGATACTCGAAATCTCGTGCCTACGTTTTACAGACGTTGCTTAGTGCCCTGCTATCTATCCCATTGGTTGGAAGGGTGGGATTCGAACCCACAAACTCCGAAGAGGGTGAGGTTACAGCTCACCTGCTTTAGCCGTTTGCATACCTGCCAATGTGCGGAGAACAAGAGAGTCGAACTCTCACTACCCGAAGGTAGACCTACTTAGCAGGTAGGTGCAGCAAACCGTATCTGCCTATTCTCCAATCGTAGTTTTTAGGTCATATCGAGGGACCGGAGTTACGAGCTCCAAAACTCGGGGTATGCGGTAGGCAGAGGACCCGACCCCCATTCAGTAGTGCTTGCTACCGAAGCCACGTTTTCAAGACGTGTCGCATCTCCAATGACGCTGCTTTACCTACCTTGTTGTGCTCTGAGTAGAATTCGAATCTACAAGAAACTCATTTTGAGTGAGTTATGTCTCCCAGTTGCATCATCAGAGCATGTGCCTCCAACCAGATTCGAACTGGTAAACTGGGTGTTTAAGACCCATACGGTTCCCGATTACGTCATGAAGGCATGGTAGCTCCTAAGAGATTCGAACTCTTACTTACAACATCCTAAGTGTTGTGCCTCTCCCAGTTGGGCTAAGGAGCCAAATAAAAACCCAGCTACATGAGCTGGGTTTAAACATTTTGGTCAAGATATAATTATCCCAGCTCTATATCCTTTGATAAGAGTGATAAACTGGAATAATATGAATTGATTCTTTTCATGCTGCAAAGATACAACATAATGTAAGGGATTCCAAATATTTCTTCAATTATTTTTGTGCGTCGAAGCCAGTAATTGTGGTAACACCTTCACCAAGGTCTGCATTTGCACAACAAATATACGGAATTTCTGGGATTCTACCAAATAAAAAACCTACTGGCAGGGTTATCAGTAGGTTAAATGTGGAGGATACCAGACTCGAACCGGTGACTCCTGCGTGCAAGGCAAGTGTGTTAGCCATCTATACTAATCCCCCATTTAGGTGGGTTTAAAGACATCAAGGAAGTCATCAAGCTTCAGAAGGGCCAAATCAGAGGTTTTGTCATCTCCTCCTCTTACTCTACGGTATCTGTCCCAATGTTGTATCAGATAGGCCCTGAGGTCACCTGTTGGGCAGTAGTAGATTCTTTTCAGAACGTAAAACCAAGTATCAGCTTTTGAGGTTGCTATACCCGAAGCTTTACCTCTGCTCCTGTACTCAATGGCTACGTTTCCAGTTTTGTCCCACATCTGGTCATGCTTGACCTCTGCAGTCCTTTGTCTTCCGTCTCGGGTAGTGTATGAAATATCGTACCTACCATCATCGTTTGTTTGGATGTCAGTGCATCCCTCCTCCTTCAGGAACTCAATCACCTGATTTACAGATGCTTCTGATTCCGGAAGGTCTTCCTTGAAGTTGTATTTTCCCATGTTGGCAAGCTGGATTCCGAGACCAGATGACTGCCGTATCAGAGCAGCATAATAACCTTTATATGACCTGCCAATAAGTACTCTCAACTGGACTCGAACCAGTACATCGCCAAGGTATAAGCTTGGTGCTGTCACCATTTAGCTATGAGAGCAAGAGCGGAACCTACGGGAGTCGAACCCGCACCGCACGGCGTGACAAGCCGGCATTGTAAACCATTCAACCAAGGCTCCGTATGTGTACCGCATAGGGGACTCGAACCCCTGATGATTGCAGTGAAAGTGCAATGACTTAAACCAACTTGTCCAATGCGGCAGCTTCTGTATGTGTCTTACCCCTTGGCAGTGTCACTTAAAGCCTAACAGAGAGGCTTCCGGGAGCAGTAGAAGAATTTCGAAATCTCAGCCTTCTCCTTGGCAAGGAGACGCTCTACCTTTGAGCTACTACTGCTTGAAGTACACGTTGGTCACCAGTTATTTCCAGTTAGGGGTGACTCCACGAAACTGGCCAGATGTTAGCAGGACGTGTACCTTGCTAACCCACGAGAGCGGAACATCGGATTCGAACCGACACCAGAGACTTGGAAGGACCCTGAACTACCATTATTCTAATCCCGCATGGAGCAAGTCTGGCTTCTACTGAAGCTTTAGGTACCTCTCTTGGCAGAGGGGCACTATGCTGCCACATAACAACCTCCAACTTGCCGAGAGGTTAACGATATAATTCTGGGTGTCTACATACGTGGTCAGCAGCTTTTGTGGCCAACTGTTCTCCACTTTTGAACGATGCATTCATGTTCAGACCTTTTACCCATCCTTTAAGAGCTTGTACTACCGGAGTAGATTTTGTCTTCTTAATATTAGAGTAGTCAAACTCAAGAGCTTCTATTGCTACTGGAATTTCTTCAGTAATCAATAATGCTGCATCAACTGTTCTTACACCTTCTGTGTATAAACGTGAATACAAGTCTCTTATCTTTGGTACTTCATCTTTCAGGTAGACAAAATGTGCACCTCTATGACCATAACGATAACATATACATGTTATGTAACGTGTAATCTTACCGTAGTCTTGAGAGTCAGTACCTACATAGATTCTCAGATTAGGCCAGAGGTTAATCTGTTCTAATGTGTGTTCAACTACGTTGACTTTCTCACCAGTATTGGTTTTGAAGTACTTTTCCATTCTGCAAATATAATACCTAACTGACCCAAAACCAAATTTATGTTGCGTATATCAGATTCGAACTGATGGATGGCACCTTATGAGAGTGCTGCCTTTGTCCACTTGGCTAATACGCAATATAGAAGCGAGGGCAGGATTCGAACCTGCGTCCTTTACGGCATAGGCTTATGAGACCTCGGAGCTGGGCCACTACTCGACCTCGCAGCGTTTGGTATAGGATTCGAACCTATGATGGCTTAAAGCGTCAGCTTAACAGGCTGGACCATTCGACCTCTATGGCAAACCAAACTTAAATAGTTTTGTACTACACGGAGAAATTATTAAAACTCACCTGTAGACCCAGAGGAGTACGATTCCCCACTAACTGTTTAGAAGACAGTTTTGCTATCCATTTACAACATGGGTCCATTTCTTGTACACCTACTCCGATTCGAACGGAGGTTTCCACCTTGTAAGGATGGCACACTAAACCACTGTGTTATAGGTGCATATGTGCTCCCAGAGTGGTTCGAACACTCATCCTTCCGGTTAAGAGCCGGTAGCTACTTCCACATGAGCTTTGAGAGCATTTAATCGTGCATGTTCTTCTTTATGACAGTTGGAACAAAGTAAAGTGCACTTGTCTACTTCTTTCTTTATTTTATTCCATGATGCTGTTTGTTTTGTCCCACTTATACCAAAATCTTTTTCATTTGGGTCGTTGTGATGAAACTCAAGAGCACCTATATACTTATTATAACCACAGTGTTCACATTTTCCCCCCTTGTGAGCAACTGCCATTTCTTTGAGCTTCTTACGTCTCTTGTCAACAGCTTCAACTACACACTTCTTGCACCTTGTATATCCGTCACTTCTTGTTGTGAACTCTGTTACTCCGTGCTTTTTACAAGTCTTTAACATTTGATTACTATAATTTAGTAATCCAAGATACAAACTTTTTGTGAAACTACCAAATTTATTTCAGCTCCATCTTTGAGCTTCGAGAGCTTGAGTACCGCCCGAGGGATTCGAACCCTCTATCCTCAGCTTAAAAGGCTGCAGCTTGTCCACATAAGCTCCGACGGTAAATAAAAAACCCGGAGCTCTTGTGGAGGCTCCGGGCTTCAATTATTTGATAATCAACAACTTAAATTAGTTCAGTATCAGACAATAGAATCCCGGAGCCATCTTTCTCAATGCCTCTCGCCATCCCATTATCCACTACTATATATGAACTGTACATTGGTTGCAGTATTAAATGTTTGTTTGTAATGCAAATATACGACTAAAATCTGGAATTTCCAAATTTATTTTTGAATTTTCTTCTGGAGGCATTGTTGTAGTGCATGTAACGGACGTAGTTACATGCTCTTTCATAGCCTCTTGAAACAATTCCATTCCTCTTCTACCTGTCATTAAGGTAATCATTCTTGAGGATGGAATCTGATTAGTCTGCCATAGCTCCTGTAGAACCTGCTTCAATCTCTCCTCCGTCATCAAATGACGGTGTGGATTGTTCATCTGGTCGTACAAGGATTGTCTGCTGCTGGACTGTAAACTCGTTGTAAATGGGGAATCCCCATGCATTGCGGAGAACATTTCCATTTTCATCCCTTTTAAACTTATGACGAAATGTTTGTTTACCAGCCAAATAGGCTTTCAGGTGCTTGGTATGAAAATTTATTCCATCCCTTCCCTCTTTCTCCAGAATTTCCTTGTAGTTCTGAGCAGTAATTGTTACTCCCAGATACTTTCTTGTGTACTTCTGCTTTTCCATATCTGCAAATATATGGTGCAGATATGGTAAAACCAAATTTATTTTTGGTACTCCGTGACAGATTCGAACTTTCTAAGTCCAGTATTGATTTTGCCTTTCAATAGCTTGTTTTATTGACTCTATGGGAAGACCCTTATATTCTGTACCCCGTGAAAGATTCGAACTCTCAAAATCTCCTGATTCGTATTCAGGTGCTGTATCCGGTTTAGCTAACGGGGCATTATGTCTTCTTCTATGACAATTTGGACAGAGAGGAACACATTTGTCCACCTCTTCCATTATCTTCTTCATAGAAGATTCTTTAAGGTTTGAAAGATTATAGTCTTTCGTAGATGGGTCTAAATGGTGAAACTCACACATATATGGCTCATCTTTAAATGACATTTCACAATCTGTACAAGAAAGTGTTCTTTTGAAGTCCATAAATCTTTCCTTATAAGATTTGTTATTCTTCTTAGACTTCTTTATATAGTATTGAACATTCTTGTTATAATGTTCTTTTATCTTCTTCCTTCTGCAATCTTTGCAGTATCCAACTTTTCGGTTTGCTCTTTGGTCAAATTCAGATTCTGGTTTAACCAGTTTACATTCAGTACATTGTCTCATGAAACAAATATACGAAAAAGCTACGAACCCACCAAATTTATTTTCATGGTTCGTAGCCACAGATTCTCATCCATTGAACTAACGGAGCATGGGGTGATATACGAGATTCGAACTCGCACTACCTGACTCACAATCAGGCGTGTTAAACCATTACACTAATACCACCATGTTGGATGTCCTACTTGGATTCGAACCAAGAACCTTTGAGTCAGAGTCAAAGATGTTACCGTTACACCATAAGACAATATGGATGCCTCCGTGGGACTCGAACCCACAACCACCACGCTCAAAACGTGAGATGTTGCATTACACCAAGAGGCAGTTTTGGCCAGTTATAATTTTTATAGTTGGCCATTGCACGGATGGAAGGACTCGAACCCTCGCTTACTTGGTTTTGGAGACCAAAGCTCTACCAACTGAGCTACACCCGTGTGTGGTGGTGATGGAGGATTCCGAGACCCCGACGCCAAGCTCTTCAGGCTTGCGCTCTACCGCTGAGCTACATCACCATATGCCGTTTTTGTTTAAGGAGTGCTAACTCCCCTGCCTTATGGGAGGAGCAGGTGGTTATTTCAAACGGAACCAGAGAGTCGGTAGTCAGATTCGAACTGACGATTGTGTGGTTTTGCAGACCAGTGCCTTTGTCCACTCAGCCATACCGACATATTATTGGAGCCTATGACAAGAGTCGAACTTGCAACCCCCCGCTTACAAGGCGGGAGCTCTGCCAAAATTGAGCTACATAGGCATGTTATGCTCCAGAGGTCGGACTCGAACCAACATATGCTTCATTACAAGTGAAGTCCTGTACCAATTGAGGCACTCCGGAATCAGTCGGGTAAACAGGACTCGAACCTGCATTGAGCTATTAACTACTTCTCGTTTCCAAAACGAGTCGGCTTCCATTGCCTTCATTACCCGAAATATGTCGAGTAGAATAGATTCGAACTATCACGTTCCTGCTCCCAAAGCAGGGGGGCTACCGTTACCCTACTACTCGAAATAAAAAAAGCCCTCAGTAGAAACTGAAGGCTGCTTTTGATTACTTTATCAAAAATGGACTGTGTTATAAGTTAAGTACACACACAGAGCAGCCTTCACAAGTGCCAAAGGGACACTGTGGACAGGTAAACCATGTATGTGTGCGTTGTGCTTTCATAATGCAAATATACAACAATATTTTACAGATTCCAAATTTATTTTTGAAATTACTTTTTGGTGCCACCGCATCCGCAGCCACCACCTTTCTTACAAGTCAGAATCTTTTTCATTTACAAGGTTAATATACGATATTATTTTGAATCTACCAAATTTAATTAAAAAAGGGAGCGTAGACACGCCCCCTGAAACTTCTCGGAGAACCAACAACCGAGGTTTTAAAATTATGGTAATATTGGGTGAACCACTGCTCCCTCAAAGTTTACCACGATAGATTTTGATGTTGCATTGATAAATGAGGACTGGAATTCCAGAACCAAATTCTGAGCTGACATACGAATTACGTAGCCATAAAGCTGAGTATATTGGTCTGCACCTGCCTGTGGAATATCAATGTAATTAATTGATTTTAAGTCTTTTGTACCAATCAGTTCACCTGCTAATACGCAAGTTACAGGGATATTACCCATAGGAATTGTGAACTTTCTGTTGGCAGTTTGGTAAGTGCCAAAGTTTACAGTATAGGTAATTGAACCTCTGAACTCTATAGTTCCATCAAAACGGTATCTGTACTGAGGTGCACCAGATGAGTAGGTTACGTTAGGGTTACCTGTAGCAACCAGAGTTATGTTTCTCCATACTCCATCGAAACATGGACGAACCACTTGGATAGATGGGTTAGTAGATACAATGTATGGGTCAACCAGAGTACCTGTACCAGAGACTGTCACACCTACACCTTGTTGTACAATAGTTTCACTACCGTCTGGTGCAGAGTATGCTGTCTTCAGTTTTCCGTCACTACCAATAGTAAGCTGGTTCCCACTGTCTCCTGAGATTAAAGTTGTAGGTACGACATCTAACTCTAGTTTTTCGTCACCACCCGGATTGAGAATGTTTTTTGTCAGAAATTCCCCTGTTTCGACCTTTTCATCTAAATAATTAGATGTTGTGTCATTGGATGTCACCTTAGCATTTACGTCTACAGGTGTACCACCTTCTACAGCATTGATTACCAGCTTTCTATCACATCCTGAACCAGTGATGGAGAAGGAGATATTCAAACCTTCCTCCAGCTTATCAAACAGGTGCTCAGGACATGTATCTTGCCCGTCAATCAGAACTTTACCTTTATCTTCCTGCAAATCACATATTGCAGCTTCGATTTTACCCATTACATCCTTACCGTTCTCGCCATTAGCTACATCAAGACACGGTAAAGGATTACCATCATATGTTGTACAACCAAAGGTGCTAGGGTTTAAACACCCACAGTTATCATATGGGTCTGTACATGGGTCATTTTGTACACATGGGTCTGTTTCGTTACAAGCCATTTGTAAAAGTTTTTATAAATTAAAAAGGATAATCTCCACAATCCAATGTTCCAGCACCTTCCTGCTCATTCTCTGTAAGAGGTTTGTAATATTGTGTATTCGGACGAGTATCATTTGTGTGAGATATAACTTGCAGTTGTAGTTTGTCGAAAAAGCTTTCTGCTACCTTAAAATAAAGATATACAGCCTTTCTTTTGTCATCACCACTATCGTTAATTGTAAAACGATTGATATTTGTAAAAGTAAAGAGACCTTGTGGAGGAACAAAAGCATTTAAATAATCATGGTCATTTGTATTATTCAATAATCCATCTAATGTAAACTCTAAGTCTCCAATCATAAGTTTACTGTAATAGGTATCTGTTTCATCATTAGGGTGGTTATCATTGTTATCATCATCTACATTCATATAGAATACTCCACATTTATATGTAGATGATATAGGTAATGTCCCTGTACATGATGATGTGACTTCGGCATCTCCGTCTACGAAGACACCGGTAATAATAGCATCAGCAGGGAGAACAACTGTTTCTCCCGGCTGAAGCGTTACTGTAAAAGTTTGTGGTGCTGCCATAATTAAGGTGCTGCTGTTGTTGTTGTTGTTGATGAAGTAGACGGCTGTACAATTACAGAAGGTTGAGAACTGTATGATTGGTCAGATTGATATACAATTGTTACAGTACCATCACCTGATGCTGTGTACTCACAGTATTTACAATTGGCCTGTGCTACCTTACGAGTTAAGCACTTTTGACATGTCAGGGTTCCTGTACCTAATACAGCAGTAATGCTAATATCGAGAGGAGATGTTGTGTTCAAACCTACAATTATGATTTCCTCTGTTGCATTATTCGCAATAGTGATGTTGAAATCAACACTATTCCCATCTATATCTGTTATAGTACCGTGGCTTCCTTGGTCGGTAAATCCAACAGGGATAGATGTACCTGCTCCATATGTGAAGGAGATGATAATACCATCTGCATCCTCATTGTACACGGCTGTGAAGCCAAGTTCAATATCATCACAAGTAAGAGCACAGCAATTTTCTTCCATGAATTGTACCCTTTGCCAGATGTTACCAAATGCTATAAGCAGGTTGTTATAGTTTTCTGCCATATTGGCAGGAGCTAATATCCACCCCGGTAACAATCCAAACTCTGCGTTCATGTCTGCTGGTGTGTTGGCAAGTGCTGATGCAATGTCTCCAGAGTCACCAGTTGCACCTTCCAAATCACAAAGTTCATTGGCCACACTTACTACTTGTGAGGAAGTAGGCTTTACGACTGGGTCCACACAGGTTGCAAATTCCTGCTCTGTCATATCTGGAATATCCAGATTGTCTATCTGAGACTGTAGGGAAATCACTTTTCCTTCCAGTGTTTCAATTCTCAGCTTGTGGTCACATAGGTTATCAATAACAAGCTGGTCCAGTTGGTCTCTTGTTATAGAGAGACTGTTACCAAGGTTATCGAATTCAGCGTAACACTTTAGGTTTACATTTACATTTGATTGATTCAGCAGTTCTGAAAGCTGTTCAGATAGGTTATCAATGAAATCCTTTAAACATATCTGATTGTTTTTCAGCACGTTAAGGATATTCAATATTGTGATTTCCTGTGGAGCTTTCTGGTCACAGATGTCCAGCAGAGAATCAATATCAAAGGCAGATAGGTCTTCACCAGCAACTTCTTGAAGCTTAGTGATTACCTCCCAGAGCAAATTGTTCAATGAATCTCCATCACATATACCCAAATACTCTATTGTCCCACCATTCCATTCGACACATGATGAGGGAGTAGGGATACAGTTTTCGACTACACAATTTTGTACTTTTTTCATTTTACTTATTTACAAAATAAATATTTCCATTAATCGTAGTAGCAGTTGTTGCCGAAGCCATCCAAAAAGGTAGCAAACAGTGTCCATTATACAATCTTAAATCTAATTTCTTAGGATATGCCAATGACCCAACATTTGCTGCTGTTACAGATGTAGATGCTAAAGAATTAAATAACAGTAAAGATATGGCCCCACCTCCATAGGAAGTTCCTAATGTAATAGATTTGATAGTTTTAATACCTCTATCTCCTGCCTGTAATTCAAAGGGTACAAATGTTCCCGCTACTGCTGTTGCAGGAAAGGAGGATATCGTAGCAGTTCTACTTGGTGTACCTTGTGCACTAGTATAAGATAATGTTGTATTACTAATTACACTACCATTTGTTGTAGCTGTTGTTACTAATATCCCTACATATACACCATATCCATCAGTTGAACCGTTGTTGTCTCTTGCAGGTAATGTGGGTTGTGTTATAGATTGTGCTGTTGTTGTTGTAACAACAATTCCATTATTGACCCACAACACATCAAATAGATTAAATTGACCAGCTACTGAACCTGATATATTTATATCTCTTACATACCAAGCACCAGAGGAAGGGTCACCTATCGATATACAGCCTGCATCTGCGGAATCTGTACCATCTGTGTTTCTACCATTTATCCCCGATGTGCCTACTGACCAAGCTCCCGGAAAACCATTATCTTTAGAATGAGAATAAAATCTTCCGGCAGCTTCTATCGTTGTTCCTACTTTCAATATACTTCTCACTTCACCTGTTATCTCAGAATCACCTAAATTCTGAATTTTCTCTCTACCTGATACATCCAGTACGGAAATTTTGTCGTTTACAATTCTCAAAGTCTCTCCATTTTGGAGAACAACTTGTATGATGATATAATCTGTTCCCGAAATATCCTTTTTTACCTTAATGGTATTTGTTGCATCATTATTGAAAATATTCAGATATTGAACTTTTCTTGTTGTGGAAGCAGCAGGTGCAGATAAGATTACAGTAGTGGTTGCTGTAGTTATAATACCTTGATTATCAGATGGATTAGATACGGCAGTTGATGTTATATCCGTATAACCACATTGATAGTGAATAGAACCCGCAACAGATGTTTCAAGTTCTAAAGTATGGGTTGTATTAGATAAGTGTATCTGCATTATAAGTTATTCATGATGGTTTTTAGTCTCATAATTTCTGTATAACTAAGTCCTCCCGAAACAGTAGCTAATTCATAATCTGTTTCTCCAACATTAACTCTTAATAGCTTTAGGGAGTTCCCAGTTTTTGATGGAAGTAAGGCATTCATAGCTGCATTAGCTGTTGTCTGTCCTGTACCACCTTGTTTTATCTGAACTATTGTAGAAGCCATTATTCATTATTTTCTGTAGCTTACTCTTAATTTCTCACCTGTTAGAGGTGCAGTAAGCATTGTTATGTTTGCACCAGAGATAGTGTAGTCATTACCTGCACCACTCTCTTGTAGTACACCATTTAAGTAAAGATGTTCTGAACCAACCACTGGTGTGTTTGCCAAAGTAAAGGCTGTGTTTGAACCGTTTATAGAACCTGACGGAACTTCCTTATCAACAAAGTTTGTGTTAGATAAACCTGCTGAAGTAGGAATTTGTTGCCAAGTAATAGCTGTTGTTCCTAAAGTACCACCTTGATTAGAGGTACAAAGCCAAACAGTATCTGCGTTTAATGTGCCATCCTCGACTGCAACAAATGCACCGGGAACTTCTGTCCAGTCATTCATATCGGTAGAACGAGTAGGTGCTCCAGAAGCATTTACTGTATAAATACCATTTTCAGCTTGTGATGATTGGTCTTTAATCAAGATTCTATCTCCTGTAGCAAGCACAATGCCATCTACACTATCACCATTCTCAAAGCTTGTTGCAAGAGTGCCTGCTGCTGTAGTAGCAACTCTTACAGAACCCTTTGAATCAAACAATGAATTCAAACTACTTATTGCTGTGTCAACATAGTTCTTGTTTGCAGCATCAGTGCCAGATGACGGCGTTAGTACATTTGTAATCAACTGGGAACCCATGTTAAGAGCACCAGTCATTGCGATAGAACCGTCTCTATTTATAAAGTTAGAACCGTCAGCTAATTTAGATGTAGCAATAGCTGCACCTGCCTGAACTTTGGCATCATTTATTGCACCATCTGCAATCTGTCTCTGTACTATTTGAGTAGTGGCCATATCATAATTTTACATAATTGATTTCCAAAATATCACCAACTTGGGGTGAATCAGAAAACATTATTGTATTTGTACCAAAAGTATTATAGTGAGTTGGCTTCTTCTGTTTTACGCCATTTATGAACACAATTGTTGTATCAGAGTCAAAATTCTGAGTAGTAGTAAATGTAGCATTACTACCATTAATTGTACCTAATAATTCTTCTGTAACTTCCTCATATGAGGAGGATATAGTCTGAATTGGATTTACTTTATGGTAATTACCTCCTAAATCTGTAATATATAAATCTACATCACTTCCATTTCCATTTGGTACATAATAACGAGAGTTTGGTTGCCCTTTTGCAGGTAAACTATTCACTTTATAATCTCGTATTGGATACTGTGTCATTACCATTCAGTTTTTTCCCATTTATCTTCAATAATATAGTTATTAACCATATTTATATCAGGTGAAACCTCATCTTGTATATTAAGAAGTTTTATCTTTCTTTTACTATCCGTATCACAATACTTCATTGTTTTTCCATATAATTCAATTTTGTTATTTTCCTCAAAGAATATCTGGAGTTGTAGGTCAGTTATATAACTGGAAAGTGGATATTTTTCAGGAAAAGTTACACAGGTATCTACAAAGTAGACTTCCTGATTGAACTTTATATTTACTCTATTGAGAAACTTATCCTTTATTTTATCTACATCCACATTCATTTTCAAATTGCTTTATCAGTTCTACAGCTTGATTATAAAACCTAATTCCACATTCTTTATCATGTTTTTCACTTACAGTATACTCTGCCGCCTCAATATATTGCTTAATGTTCACAAGCTGTTGAGTTTCAGCTATATATAATCTTTCGTCCTTCTTACATTCCTCATTGAAATGTTTACACAATAGTTCCACATACTTTAATGTGAGGGCAGTTGTTCTAAGATGATAATAGTGAGCAAGAGTATGTATGTTAGGTTTATATGATTGTTTAATTTCATATATACCATCTGGAATATCAACCAGCTCATCAGTATTCGCTACTTTCTTATATCCAAGATTAGATGAGTTCAAGACTAAGGAAAAATTCTTCTGGGCATAAAATACAACCCAAGAGGACTTGTTAACTGGAAGTATCTCAATAAGATAATTTTCAATTATATCATCATCACAATACTTCGATGTATCAAATACCCTCATAACCTTCAAACTATGACTCTTTGATACCTCCAATGATAATTCACTCCTGTTCACAATATAATATAGTTAAAAAATATGAGAAATTAAAATAATTCTGAGCGTTAAAAAAGAAAAGGTTGGCAGGGAGTTACTACTGCCTACCAACCTTTGAACTTTATAGAGGAGGAGAAAATTACGCTCCTATGCCCTGCATACCACTTGAGCCACCTACGTTGGCCTCGTGAACATGCATAGTCACACCTGACTTAGCTGACAGAACGTCAAGGATGCTGGCTTCGAAGGCCAGAGCTGCTGCATCACCTTCTTTGAAGGCAAATACTGCAGTGAACTTCTCTTGTTCGTTCTTTCTGAAGCTGTTACCGTAAGATGCTTTAAATCTTACATAGTACAGGTTGTAGTATGCATTCTTGTCCACACTTGACAGCAATTGCATGTCAAATGCTTCTCTCATACGAGGTTCCAGACTGAACTGGTCTACGTGCTTCAGGTAAGCATCTGTCTTCATGATAAGCTCACGAACAACATATTCACCTGACTGACGGCTGATTTGACCGATTCTGCTTTGAGAAACAGTTGGCCAGTTTGCAGCATCACAACGGTCGCCATCTTCCTGAAGAAGAGAAACTTCCATCTTGATAGGTTCAGTTTCGTAGTAGTCCATAGGATTGAATGAACAATCTCCGAACTTAGGGTCAATGTAACCAGCAGTTACACGGATACCACACTTACGAGTATCATCTTCCTCGACTGTTGCAGGAATTACTTCCCATGCGTTGTTTTCAAACGCTGGTACAGTGTCGTATGTGAATGTGACATTAGATGTCAAACATCCTTCATCCAGACAGTCCTGAGACAGTTGAGTTACTGTGTAGTCATCCTTACAACCATCACCTGCTTCCAGAGTAAGAGACTCAAGGTCAATACCTACTACACCTGCGAGAGATGCAGCAATATCATCCAGACGGTCACCATCAGCATCACAATCAGGACGGTTGATGTTTCTCAGTCTCAGTTGACGTGAAGAAGAAATACCGCTACCACAGTTTTCCCATGCTACTGCTGCTGGTGTATCAAAGATACATACTGCAGCTTCAGTGTGAGAGAATTCGATAATGTCTGTACCGATAGCAGGGTCTAATTCAGTACCTGCAGGGAACTTCAGCTTTACAATAGCCAGTGAACCATCCTGACCTACGAATGTAGCATCTGGGTTAGTCAAGCTACCGGAAGCAGTAGTTGTAGAGGTAGTAGAAGTTGTTGTTGTGACTGACTCCTGAGCTGCGTATGCAGTCCAGATAGCGTTTGCGTAAGCATCACGACTTGCTGCTGAAGAGAAATCTTCACCGCCCACGATTGGTCTCTTTACGATGAACACATCCTTAGCAGGAACCAAGAATGAGTCGTCTGGGCAATCCTCACAAACAGCCTGCAGAACAGAGCCAGTCTGAGTGAATGGTGCTGGAGTAGTTTCGTTGTCAATAGCACAGAACTGATAAGTAGACAAGCTACCTGAACGTGCTGTTCTCACAACTTGGGTATTTGCTGGAGCCTGAGCCTGTACGGCATTCAGAGCCTGAGCATCACCATTATCACATAATGTGATACACCACTTAATCATGTTTGGTGTTGCTGCACTGAATGTGTTAGACACATACTTAGCAGTTACACCGAACTTACGAAGTTCTGTGTGGTTATTAATCAGGTCTACAAGAGCCTTCGTATGTATCTCGCAGTCTGCAATACCTTCTGGGCAGTCACCTGCTTCACAAGGAGTTGTACAATCCTCTTTTGGAGTGTACGATACCACGTATTCCTTAGGACCGTTGAAGAAACGGTAGATAGGTTGACCGTGGAAATAGAATTTGATACGAGTTGCTTCACCTGTGGTGAATGTCAAACTCTTAGAAGAAGGTGAACCGTTGTAACCGATTACCCACTCTTCATTCACAATTCTCTGAGGCTTAGACAGATACATATCCTCTACGTCCTTTCCGAAGAAGAACGGAGACTTGTGGCTGACTCTTACGGGTGCACCGTACCAGTCCAAACCACCCTGAGCACCCTGAGCAAAGAAGAACTCCTTGCCATTTCCGATGCCAGTAGCAACAGAGAAGGTGTTTCTGTCAAACAGACCAACCTGACCGGGTTTTAAGTCGGCAGAGTGACCTGAGGTTGCTATACCCCCGTTTACAACGTAAAACGGCACATGATAGCTAAAATTTTCCATAAACTTGGTTGTTTGTTAGTGATGAAATATTAGTTGTTATTTTCAACTCGTGACTCCGTAAGAGCCTTTGCGTTTAAGCTTTCAATATCAGAAGCTATGATTTTACAGGCTTCATCCACCAGAAGTTCACAAACATCGTCTTTGAACTCCACTACTGTTCCCAGTTTTGCTGGTCTAAACTCGTAGAAGGTAGGTTTTCTGTAGTAGGTTAGCTCAACCTTATCTACCACAAATTCTTTTGCGTGGTAAACATGAGCCCTGTTTGCTATCAGGGTGTGGAAGGTTTCCTCAAACTCGAATGAAGGGAGTGAAGGAATCAAATCATCCACATTGGCTTCCTCTTTCAGGTGGGACTTAATCTTTACGTTGCTACAGTTTCCTTTACTAACGTAAGATGTAAGTCTTTTGTAATAAAGGTAATCTGAAGGCAAACGATTAGTTTGTACAAAATCACCCTTATCCCTGATTGTCAGGCTGTCTGTTTTCAGAAGAATCTGAAGGTCATCTACCCGCATGGTAGTCTCTTCATCTCCTTCTTGTTTTATATTCATTCCATGATACTGTCTTCTCACCCACTCATTGACAGCCTTATTAAAAGCTTCCTGCTTAACATAGTTCCAGATGTTGTCATAGTCAGCACTGGCTCCTTTGTTTAGTCTCAGGTCAATTTTAGCAGATATTTGTGACAGTGTCATTATTCTTTCCATTTGGCCTCAACCCGTTCACGTAGAGCTTCAAGGTCTACTTTGAACTTAGGTTTCATGAGGTTCTTTACAGCTTCGTCAACTGTGTTACCAAGGATTGTCCCATCCGCAGTAACGAATTTCTTTTCTCTTTGACTAATGAAGTTGTAATACTCACCTGCCTTAACGTAGGCTTCAGTGTACAGAAGTGGTCTTGTTTGAGCACCTCTCCACTTTTCAGCGTATTCCATGAACTTCTTAGCGTAATTTGGTCTTCTGATACCCTTTGTTTGAAGCTTCCCATCAATATAACGGATTGTGTAATTGATGATGTCCTTCTCTGATGTACCGTAGTTATAGGCACCAAAGGCATTGGTATCGTACTGAAGACACCATGCAAGTATGTAAAGAGCTTCTTTTCCAAATTCTCTTCTCAGAAGAGTCAATTCACCCAGTGCATCTGCTCTGTTGATTTCATCTTCGTCAGCAAAGTCGTTTGACTCAAGCTCAAGAGCAAGGTACAAAGGTACTTCTGTTCTGTCTGCCCAGTCCTTAGAAGGGGCAACTGTGTCAATAAAAGCTCCTGCCAAGATACTCAGGTAGAGCAATGCGTGTTCAGGATTTGCTGTATCATAGAAAACATCAATGTTCTCATGACTGATTTTCAGCTTGTTTACATCTCTTCTCTTTTTCCAGAAACTGTAATTCTCAGGGTTCAGGATATTCTTACCACCATAATACTTTTCAATCGCAGGTTTTAACTCCCTAATGGTATCCTTTACAAGTGTTTTTTCTTCTTCTGTTAACCACTTATACAGGTCAACCATATCTTCATCCAAACCTGTGATGAATGTCCACCGAGTAGGGTTCCCAAGATTATCCGTCTCAATAGCAGTACCTGCTCTTTCGGATGTCTTGAAGAATGGCTCTCCGGTACCTGAAAATCTAATGAAGGCTTCACCTTCTTTCTTGGCTCTTTCAGCCGTGTTTCTGATAGAAAATTTAACTGACATACTTGTTGGTTTTAAGGAAGAATTGGTTGGTTATCCAGCACTGCCCCGTGGAGGCTTCTTCTTAGTGCCAGAGGACCTACGGGGTCCTCGATTATTATGCAGGTTTGTGCACCTTACAGGGCAGCAATACCTGTTCTTGGGTTCTTTGGAACCAGCTTCAGGAGCTTTGTTGGGTCCTTAACGATAGCAGTGTCTGCCTTCGATACGAACTTAACCTGATAGCCTGACAGTTCATCAGATGCCTGAGAAAGTGTAATGTTCTGACCGTTGATGCTTGTTGTGCTTCTCAACAGTGGGTGAGTCTGGTCACCAGCTTCCACAATCATACGCATCTTGTGTCCGTTCTTACGGATGATAGCGATGTTGTCTCTTGAAGTGTTGTAGTCTTCAATCAACATAGTGTAGCTTGACAGACGATAACCACCGGGAAGAATAGGGTTAACAAACTCATCAGCCTTCACTGGGTCAAATCCCGGCTCCCATTCTACTGACAGGTAACCGATATTTGGAATCTGGTACTTGATAAACCTTGCAGCGTTATAAGTCAGGTTAGCTGCGTTTGGACCAGTAATGAATCCGAATTCAGCGTTCTGAAGCTGAGCAGGAATCTGGAAGCCACTCTTCATGAATGCCTTATAGATAAGCTCAGAACCACCACGACCTGTACGAATAACGTACATGTTATCAGAGATTGACTCTCTCAGAGGCACTTTACCGAACTCGAAGTCCTTAATTGCATCTGTAAGAGTATCCAGAGTGAATGTGTCAATTGAGTAGACGTGCTTGTAGCCTGCCATATCCAACTGGAACCATACACCGGGAACCAGACGTGTTGTATCATATCCGTCTCTCAGAATGTCAGAACCATCAGCCCAAATCATCAGGTCGTTGTTCTGCTTCTGCATCAGGTTGATAGCAATAGAGTCCAGAAGGTTAACCATAGCGGCTTCACCGTTACCCTTCACTTTTTCTTCCTGAAGACGTTCAAAATACATTTTATAGCTCTCTGGATTACGAAGGTCAATAACCTTGTTATCCGCAATGCCACGTACCTGATAGAACTGGAGAACTGTCTGTTCCATCATTTGAATCTGACGAGGGTCAATTCTTGTGTGGTTATTCAAGTACTCAACGGCACCTGAAGTAACACGATAAGACTGCTGCAACATCAGATTTGACAGGTAGTTCTTGTACTTTGCCAGAGAAGGTACACCAGAGATACTCCATACAGACTTGAATGAAGAGAAGTCAAGGCTTCTCATATCAGCAAGCTTAATGATTTGTCTCTGAGGCTGGAATTCAGCCTTAGTTACGTACTTAACCTGAGCGTTAGTGTTCAGAACAGCCCATACCTTGTAGTGTTCACCCAGTTGCTCGATAGGACGGTCAACTGCTGTGAAAGAGATACGAGATGTCAAGTCGAACTTGAAGATTGCACCCGGACCAAGGTCACGACGAGTAATGACGAATGGAATTTCTTCCCCGTCCATACCTTGCTTGTCCTTGTCCAGACCACCTGATACAAGACGTGTAGTAGCGTCTGCAGCAGAAGGTAGTTCGAATGTGTAATAATCTGCATCAGTATAGATAACTTGTGCGTTATCAATAGCCAATGTCAAAAGTGGGGACTCAGTTCTTTGACGAAGAGCCCAAAGGTCCAGAACACCAAAATCAAGTGGTTTCTCTGGAGCAAGAGCAGTTACATAAGGAATGTCCACATGGTTTTTGATACCAAGAGAACGTGCCTGCCCGATGAAAATACCGGGGTGACCAAGTGTTCCTAAGCCTGTTCTTGTATCAGTACCGGGAATAAATTCTGGCATAGTATAGAGTATTTAACGTTTTGTTTTTTAGCCCCTACCAAATGTAGGTTTAGTTTTGTATTGGTTTCTCTGAACTCTGGCCTGATTATTCTCTTCATGGAAGTCATTTCCAGAAGAACCACGACCTTCAGTTGAAACTCTTAGCTTTCTTTCCAAGGATGCAGCAGTAGCGTTGGCAACTGTTGTCCCCAGATAATTCATGAAAGCTTCCCTATTTGCAAGAAGTAGGGCAACTTCTTTTAATTTTTCAAAGTCTCTCTTTTCGAAGAGCTGGTCAATGGAGTTGTAGATTCCGTATCCCTGAGTATCCTCAGCAGGTTCTGCGATTAGGTCGTAGATTGCTGCTTTTTCTTCGTTTTTGAGTTTTGTCTTTCCAAATACTGGAGATTCGATTGACTTTAAAGCAGAGTCTCTTATTTCGGATACGAGCTGCTTGTATTGTTTTTCTTGCTCTTGCTTTTCTCTCATTTCTGTCTGAAGTTGCTGTTGTTCCTGCTGTAGGATAACTGGCTTATACATTTTGGCTGTTGAAATCAGCTTATCTGTAGTCTTCAGAGCATCAATCTGCTGAGCTATAATCTCTTCAGTATCACCTCTTTGTGCAAGACGAGTACGTACTATCTGTTCTGCACCCTCTACATCATTTTCATCCATATTTGCTACGGACTGTAGAGTTCTTACTCCCTGTAAGAAAGGAATAAGGTGTGTTGGGTCATCTACAAGTTCTGCATACTGGCTTACTGCCTTCCATGCTGGACTCTTTGAAGCGTACCAGTTTTTCTCCATTTCTTTTTTGGCTTCATCCAGCCTAAAGTTAATTTGGAGCTCCAGTACTTCATCGTATTCTTCCGCTGTCTTTGGGATAAACGGAATTGGATTTCCCTTTTCGTCTGTGTCCTCAATTGCTACGAATTTACCACTCTTAATTCTGTCCTGATAATATGAAGCAAGGTCTGAAAGAGGTGTTTTGGCTGGGGTTGCTGCGGGAGTAACTCCTGTACCAAGAATATCAGCTTCTTCCTTATCTGCTTCTTTATCAGCAGGTTGTGCACCTTCTACAGGTGTGGCTGTGCCATCTTCTGCGGCTGCAGGTTGTGTGGTTTCTTCAGTAGTACTTGTTGATGTACTTGTTTGCTGACCGAACATGTCAGCAACTGTTTCCTGCATACCAAACTTTGGTTTAGTTTCTACAGGTCCTGTTCCCATATTTGCCATGTCTCCAAAAAGGTCTACTATGGCATTTTGGTCAACCGTTTGTACGATTGTATCACTCATCTTGTTGGTTTTTAGTGTTCTATAAATTGATTATACTTAAAAGAAATTAATCTACAAAATTTATTTCAATATAGCTAAATGGATTCTGACAGTATAGACTAATTTTTAAGACTTCTTTTTCTTAGCCTTAGCCTTTCTTGCCATTTGTCTCTTCAGCTCCGCAGCAGTTTTGTTTTCTTTTGCAACTGCCAGTTCTGCATCTGCCTGAATTTTAGTTTTTTGTAATTCGACAGAGTTCTTTTCCCTCTGTACCATATTTTTATCAAAGTCAGCCTGTCTCTTCTGATTAAGCTGGTCTTCTGCAATCTGTCTTCTGTCTGTCAGTTCCTGACCTTTCAGTAGAGCGTCAAGGTTTTCTGCTGCATCCAACTCATTGTTGACATTATTATCAGATTGTAGACCACCCAATGCTCTAATTTCAGCAACTCTTTCATTAGACTGACGGTCAAGTTCAGCTTCATTAGCCTTAAATGCAAGGTCTGCTTCCTGAGCTGCCTGCTGAGCTTCAATTTGCTGCTGCTGCAGTTCAGCTTCGTGCTGTCTTTGCTGCTCTTCACGCATGATTGCTTCAAGTTCACCATCACGAATAAGCTGAAGAAGCTTAGGAACACTCTGTTCTACCAGAGCAGCAATCTTAGCTGAAGGCTTGATTTCCAATGTGTTCTCGTTCTGTAAGAATTGAGCAATTGTCTGTAGGGCTGCACGGGTATTAGCTCTTGAAGTCAAATGAATATTGTAGTGAGGGAGTAGGTTTTCCATACCCTCAATCTCCAAGAATACATTCTCATCCATCTCGTTCAGGTAAACAGCTCTCTGGCTATCTTGGAAAGTAGAGTAGTACTGAGCTGCATCCAGCATTCTTTGACGCACTCTCTGCATCAGGTTACTGTGCTGTTCAAAGTACTTTTCTGTCTGAGCTTCAGAGTAAGCAATGGCTTGGTTAATACCAGTTGCTGTCTCTGATGCTCTATTCTGTCCCAGACGGTTACGGGTAATACCTATCAACTCTCCAGCTTCCCACTTAATCTGTTGACCAAGTTGGAAGTAAAGTTGAGCTTCCTGAATTGTAGACAGAGGAAGAACCTGAGGGAGAGCTGGCTGGCCTGCTCCTTCGAGAGCATCACGGGATACTGTGTAGGTCAAGATGTCAGACTCCCTCAGCATTTCTTCATAATTGTCAATAACGTCGTTTACATTAGTAGCTGATGAAGTATTGTTTGAAGAGGCAATTCTTCTATCAAATACTACTTTGTTTCCGTAATCCTTAAGGAATTTTCCCGGAACCTTATTCATACAGATGTTGTAGATAATCTGTAAAGGCTTAATACGGTCAATAAATGAGCAAGGGTCAGTGTTCAGGTATGAGAATTCACACCCTTCAACTGGTGGTAATGAGTCAAATGGATTATTACGTCCTTTGAACTGGAACTTAACTGGTCCTCCATCTATGTAAATGGATTCCAATGAGTTACGGTCCTGCAGCCAGAAGGTATGCTTCTGATTTGGACTGATTTTCATTACATGTCTCCATTCAGGAACCCATGTCCAGTCAATATGCTCACCATATATGAGATTGTCTTTTGTTTCTTCTTTTACTACAGATTTGTCGTATTCTGGTTCTATGGTAACCTTGTAGTTCTCATCCACCCAGTCTGGCTGAACACGAGAACCATCTCTATTAATCTTTGTTAACCACCCAATACGCTTCATTGACCTCCAGTAAAGTCTCATTACACGGAACATCTGAGGATGACCTGTAACTCTTCTGCCCCAAACAGGGTTCAGAATATCCACTTCCATATTGTGGTCAAAGTTAGGATTACGTGTGTAGCTGTATGCCAGTTCCTTACCTAATAAAGCATCATTCATCTTTGGGTCCAGCTCTGTAGCTTCTATCCAAGGCTTGGACAGGTCATAGTAGGAGCCCTGATGACTTTTCAGGTAGTCAGGAACTATAATGTTTTGGGTTTTTACGTAAATATCACGAAGTTTGAGGATGTCCTCCTCTTTCATTCTTCTGCCGTATCTGTTAACAATATCCCCAGCAGACATGAAATCAAACCATAGAAAATAATCTCCATCACTGACATACTTAATATTTGGACCTTTGTGGTAGTTACACCATTTTGGGTTTAGTAATTCAACACGGAAGTCATCATCCATTAAATCAAGGTGCCAGAATTCACGGTCACAAATAAGTCCACTCTCAAAGCCATCTGGCTCAAGCTCAGCAAGATTATAACGCTTTTCCTGTACCCGAAGTACTTTCTCAGCCCATTTTACACCTGTAGTTCTGAAATTACGTGTTTTGAACTCTACATCCTGCATTTGCTGCTGGAATTGCTGCATCTGCATTTGATATTGTTCTGGGTCTATTTCAGCAGTAATACCCATAGAAGCAAGAGCTTGCTGCTTTTCAAGAGCTGCCTGCTGCATTAGAATTTGATGGAGTTGTTCACTCTTGAATTCAAACATTTGAGCTACTGATTGGTCGTCAATAGCTTCGATAGACCATGTGTTGTCTCTTTTGATAAATTCTCCACGGAGAACATCAATAAAGTTGGGAGCCAAAGGATAGAATTGTTCCAATGGAGACTGAGCCTCAGGTGGAACAAGCCAACCTACAGCCCTATAATAGTCATTTTCAGTCGGATTGATAATATAATCAGATGGGTTTAACTTACCGTAACGCATCCAGTAGTTACGCTGGATTTTTCCAGCTTTACGCTCTACATTGTTCCAACCTGCAGTCTCATAATAGTCAGCAACTGCTTTAATCCAGTCTGCTGTCTTTTCTTCCAGAGTAAGCATCTGGAATGGTAGAATATCATCTATTGCACCATTCAACAGCTTATTTCTGTCGAGCTTAAAGCCTTTGTAGAGGTCTGAACCCCAAATTAATGTTTTTGCCATTTTTATAACATTGATTGTCTTTTGCCGGGTTTTGTACGGCTGGTTAAGCTTCCAAAGCCTCCACCTAACATGTTTATACTTTTACGAGGTTTGTACCAGTCTTCTGGCTTTTTTTCCTCTACTATTTCACTACGTCTTTTAACAAAACGGTTCTGTTGATATATCTTTGTGATGAACAATGCACCCATAAAGGAAACCAGACGGTCATAGTTACCTTTTACCTTACCTTTAACTTCTATGTACCTAATAAACTCTTCCAGCAACCAGTAGTCATCAATACGGTCAATACCTGTAAAAGACTTTAAAAGAACTTCTTCACCATCCTTAGTAAAGGTTGTACGACCATATTCCGTATGAAAGTACTCCTTAGCATAGGCTTTGAAATATTTCCAGATTTCAGTATTGTCACCCTTATGGAATCCAAACTTAGAATTGTTTAGGGTTGTACCATTCTTGATGTTAATATCTTTGAACATTGGTACATCCTGTTCCCGGGCCAGATATTTCTCTGCTTGCCCTATCTCCCTCATAAAATTGATGAAGTTAGGTTTGTTACGCTCAGGATATGTAAAGGCTTTATAAGCTCTGATTCCTAACCAGATTTGCATATTGGTTTCCTTGGCAGTCTTAAAACGACCACGATAGGTTGCCACAAGCTTATCTCCTTCTATCCGAGTCTGGATTTTGCCGTTGTTATCTTTATACGTAACCTCAATGGCTGTTTTAAAGATGTCTACAGATGCAATAGAGGCAGAAGTTGAAGTTTCATCTACTTCGATAGCATCCACACAGGCAAAATATGTGTACATTTCAGGATTCTCATCAGGTGGTTCATAGATTGTCCAACAACCACGCTTGTCTTCCCATTCAGGATTCACAGGATATTCGTGTTCCGGACCTGCAATCCTCGTATTTATTGCTGAACGTCCATCAATATCCTCATAAAGACCCTTAATAGGCTTAAATTCCCATGAATTTGTCTTTTCTTTGAACTTAATACGTTCCTGTTGCTTTTTCAACAGTTCAATTGGGAACTCTGAAAGCTTTCTTTGAGCAAAAGCTTGTTCAGGTGAGGTACATTTCTGTGAAAGTTGAAGCTGTTTTAGCTCAGCCTTCTTGGAAGATGCACGGATTTTTTCTTCCTGACGTGCAATCCACTGCATTGCAAGCTGTACATTTGAGTGACCTTCAGAATCCATGAAGGGTTCACCTGTTTCATCATCTACACCTATCATATTATAGGCTTCACTAATGAAAATACAGCATCTTTCTGTAGCTGGAGTTACATTTTTATCCCAAATGTTCTTAACACTTAGGAATCCATAGTCTTCTGGATTGTAAAAGATTGATTTTAAACCTTCTGCATCATCCAGTTCACCCACTGAACCACAAGCTATGATAGTACCAACTGTCATAGTACCCTTTACAAGGGCAGGTCTCATAGCTTCGATAGTCTCTAATAGAGTTGGAGATACCCCGGGTTCCTCATAATTAAAGAATGTCTGGGTACCACCTACGTCATTAAACGGAGACTGTTTGAAAGTCACACCTTTCAGGATAGATTGTAAACCATAAGGATTGTTATCCTGACCAAAAGTAACTTCATTCCATTCCAAAGCTTTTGGCAGGACAGGTCCACGCTTCCAAGCTGTGTAAGTATTAATATGTTTACGGTATCCTTCCAAGAATCTCCATGATTTCTTCACGAGCTTCTCATCAAAGGCACCAACTGTATTTACAGATGACTCAAACCAGCTATAGCTCCAGTATAGGATAGCCATGTGCTTGTATGAGTAACCTTTTTGACGACCTTTTACACCACCTACGTGTAATCCAAGCAAGATTGCTAACATCACATAGTGCATATACCAAAGGTCTCCATCCCATACGGATGGTAATCTTTTTCTCCCTTCTACGTCCACAAAGATTGGACAAAAGTTCAGATACCAGTAGTAGAATGGAGGAACATAAATGTCATCTATGATTACTCCTTTCAGGACTTTATCTTTTTCATTTAACCAGTACTGCTTCCACGGATGGGTACCTTTTACGTGTTTTGTATAGTACCCTCCTTCAAAGTTTGATTTCCCTGACTGCTTAGCCGCAGCAGAGTACTTAAGTCCTTCAATCTGAAAGGCTTTTGCGTTCGGATATTTGTACTGGTCTAGGGATTCCTTAAACTGGTCCTTCATGTAAAGGACAAAGTCTTTTCTTGTCTGGAATTCTTTTGTACCCCATTGTTGGTTCTCCGAGTTATAAGTTTGGATTTTTAATGGAAATTCAAAATGGTTCATGGTTAGTATTCTCCAAGCTCGTTAGAACCCTTCATTTTTGTTCTAACTTCTTCATCTGCCAGTTTACGCAGATTAGATGCGGACAGGGATAACTTTTCGAACTTATCTGTAATTTTAAACCTGTTCTCCATCTCTTCACCTCCTGTAGGAGTATCACGTAGGTACTTTACCCAGCGTCTTACCTCTTCTTCAAGTTCATCAGCAGCTTCTGTCTGAGGTGAAGTCCAAAGTGATTGAAGACGTTCAACTGCTGGCCCAATTAACTCACATGTTTCATCAAAGTCTCCAAGAGTTTCTTTTACATCAAAAAGTGCAGCCTCAGCTCTATCCTCTTTTGCCATGAAATTATAGGGAGTATCTGGATAACTAAGCATGTAGACATAACCCATGTAGGGTTCACATTGAATATCTCCATACTTTTTTATGATAGCATGAGTCTCGGGAAGCATATATGCTTCTGCCGTCAGCTTTATACGTCCGTCTTCGTAGATAAGGATTCTTGGTAACATTGGTTTTTATCAGGAGGTTGGTATTTTGGGTCGTACTCCTTAAGGATGACCTGAATGTTCAGGTCTATGATATATTTTTCAAGTGAGCAACTTAAATGCTTTTTCAGGTCTTGAATTATCTGCTCCTTCATTTCAGTATCAGGATGATACTTATAGGTCTGTTCTGAGATTAAACGTTTCTCAGGTACTTTCTGACCTATAAAAACTATTGTGCTCATACTTTAACTTTTAGAGTGGCGAGCATAGCTTCTACTTCTTTTTTACGGTAGGGCAACTTTATCTGCTCAATTTTTTTAACAATGGGTTTTTCATTCTTCAAAATAGGCAGGTTGTCATTATCCGGGTCACGCTCCAGTTGAACATGCTCGATAATAATGTCTCCCGGTTTTAACATACCTCTGTTGGATTTCCAAAGAAGATACATGTAAAGAGACATCTTTATTGAGTAGATATTGGCATTACAGTCATCCAGATGAGATAGAGGACCAAGAAGTTTTGCTGGCTCTACCCATTTTGAACTGAAGGCTTTAAATTTGATTTCAGCATCAGTTTTGTAATCCCAGACATTGATTTTCTTATCTGCTACAATCACTTTATCTGACTGACCACAAATCATGTAGTCCATGTTATATATCATCAGTTCAGGGTATACTGTATTGTTTTCCAACTTGTTAATTGGAATACTGTACTTCAGACCCCCGGAGTACTCACATTGCTTCGTTCCACATGAAACCCCATAAAATACAGGATTCTTCTGTGCAAGAAGCTCTTCTTCACGAATTGTATGGTATGCAGTTCCTATCTGGGCAGCCAAATCTCTCTTACGCTCCCATTTTGCAAGAATTTCCTCTGCAGTTGTTGGTTCTCCGGCCTTGGTCTGTTTAGCTGCTACCTTTTTGGCTACAGCCTTCCAGTCTACCTTTGGCTTAAATCTTTCGGTGAAGGCTGATACAGAGATTAACTCTCTATCATCCTCTGTTAAATATTGGTGAGTTTGTTCAATGAACTTTACTTTAGGCATATACGTCTGCTGTGAATTCGAGCTTTAATATCATGTCTCCATTGTAACGCACACTAATGTGCTTTGTCTGGACACCAGTTCTGCCCGGTGTGAATATTACATTGACAATACTTTCTTCATCAGGTTGAAGTATAGCCTTTGGTGTACTTGCTTTGGTACATGAGCCACAACCCACAACCAGTTTAGTAATTTCCAGAGGGTTCGTCCCCTGATTTTTTAGGGGAAAATTGAACCCAGTCGCTTTCCCGAACTTCAATTTTCCTAAGTTCTTTGTTGGTTCCTTCGTAGTCAGCATTGTTCTGTTTGATTTTCTTGTAAATCTTACCTCCACCATAGTCATACAGAATATCTGCAGAGTTCTGATTTGTGGATAAAAAGATGTTCATACCATGAAGTGCCCATTTTTCAGACTCCAGAGCACGAGATATAGATTTGGAATCACCTTTTACCATGAAGTCATTGATTGAGACAATCAATCTCTCCATACGTTCCATTTGCTCCCTTAGTAAGAACTCGTACTTCGGGACAAATGACCTTTTAGCCTTTTCCCTCTTTACTTTCTCATCAAACTCTTTTAGTTTATTCTCAATGTCCTTTTTCTGTTTCTCAAGCTCATCTTTTTCAGCTTTTAACTCTCTTTTGACCTGAGCCTCCAGAAATTGGTCATCGTTTGTTACGTCCTTGAAAATATCAGCATCTTCTCGGAGTCTTATTGGTTTTGTCATATGAACAGTTGTATATTGTTGGTTTTCTTGAATTCCTTCCACTGTTTCCTACCCATCATTTCAGGGTAACAGAAGGGTTCATTTTCACAGCCCATATCTGCCGTAGTCTTAGGTACTATTTCACATCCGCACTGAATACAGTGTCCCTGTTTCCAACATTCCGGACTCATAAGGGCTACCTGCCCTCTTCTCCAGATAATCTGCTCACGAATGTGTTTAGGAGTTGGAAGAATAGCTCTGAACCAGCTTTGAATAACTGCCCAGATATGTCTAAGGTCCAGTTTAGCTGGATTTAAAGCGTTCGTCTTCCCCCTTATCAGGTTCCAGTAATACTTGAGTTTCATTTCTTTTCTTTCTGATTTCTTGTTTCAGACTCATATACCTCTCATATTCCTTTAACCTTTCCTGAAAATTCAGGTACTGAAGATGTTTCTCCTTGTATATATTATAGGATACGTCTGAGGTAAAATCCTCTCTGGTTTTCACTTTTGCCCTATCTGTCCACTCATTTACTACAATTTCAAGCCTCTTCTTCCTCAAATGCCAAGAACCAATGCCTTTTAACTTGAGAATCAATGAAGTAGGATTTTTCAATAGCCGAGCTGTCTCCTTAAAAATAAAGGACCCTATGTCATTATATATCTGCTCACTCCTACCTGTCTCTGCAGCAAGCATCTTATAAATATCAAGATGATTAGTTTGCATGAGAAATAGTATGTTGAAGTAGCAGTCTGTCAAATTCAATAGGTGGTATATACTTTGGACTGACTGATAATGAAGTATTTCTGGGCTTTTCAAATACTCCCAGATTTGTGTACTTGGATAGAGTGTTACGAATTGACTGCTTGCTCTTCTTGTATTTCTTCTCCAAGCACAGGTCAAAGAATTCGTCCTGCCGTTGGGAGTTATTATAACCCCCAAAGCAGTACAATTCTATGACAATATCCATGTCATTCTCGTATGGGGGAATCCCATATTGGAGAAACTTCAGGTACAAATGTACCCTCAGAACATCCCTCTTGTCAGGTAAGAGTACCTTGTCTAAGAATGACTTGATTATCATGTTGGTTTTCAATATAAGAGAATATACAAAATAAAAATTAATTCTCCAAATTTATTTTTGGAGAATAATTTATTAGGTTAAATTAACTTTAACAGTTAATCCCATGAGGTCAGCCTTGTTTTCCAGCATCACACAAAGGTCCCTTAATCTCATGATTGGGATACCTACATCTGCAATCATAGTCTGATTCCATTCTATATGATGCTTACCCTCTCCACGGATTGTGAAATCCTGAAAAATCTCAGGGCAAATAGAGGCTGGTTGGTCAAGAATCCTTGCTACCAGTTGCTCCCTGTAATCCTGTTCCATCAATTAATGCTTTAATTTGTCTGAGATGACCAAGGTTGACGTTTACGTCCCATTCAAGGTCATTCTCATTTAAAAATATTTCAGTCAGGGGGTGCCCCTTCACAGCGGACTCCAGAGCTGCCCATTCCTGATTAAAAGGTGTATTGGAAGATAATCCTATGCGGATTTTCTTGTCATGGTCAATATAGGTAAACTGTTTGGACATTCCGTCAATGTCCGTATATCGGCCATTATGATTTCCAACCCAGTCACTTTTCTTGTCCAGTGCCATTAGTTAGCCTCCTCCAATTTAATTTCTCCTGCAGGGTCTGCAGCGTTTTGTTTCTCAATTTCTGCTGCGAGGTTCTTTTTGAACTCCTCAAATGCAATTCTTTCTTCTTCAAGACGCTTTTCTGCTCTTTCCTTGTACTCTTTGTACAGAGGTTCCAGCTTTTCAGACTCCAGTGCATAATACATTTTTTCGTAATATGCCTTCCAGCTACGTGCTGAAAGTTCCTGTTCAATTACTTTGGCTCTCATATCAGCCATTGCAGGAGTATCTACATCATTGATTCCATTTACTTTTTTGCCTTGTTTTTGCATATGTTTGTTTTTATTTCCAGTTTGGATTATCTAAATTCTCCCAGTGAAAAGCAAGTTCTCTGTGGGTTTCATCATACTCCTCAACGTAAAAGTCAGGAGTTAATAAGTTATTCTTTTCTTTGTAGAGAGTAGCAAATCTGTACTGTTCATTCTCCATTTTTCCCCTTACCATAGCTTTAACCCTTGTGAGGTTTGAAGTAGAGGAATCAAGAGAAGTAAACAGGTAGTTGTCATAGGATGTAACATACTTCCGCACCCAGTCAGTTAAATACCTTATGTATCCCTTGTACACCTTCTCGTCACTATCCCATACCTGAGCCATGTTAGGGTATGACATTGGAAGATTTACAATCTCAAAAAGCTCATGCTTATTAAGTGTTGAAAGGGCATGATTTAAGGATTGACAGAGACGTGAGGAATATTCCGGAAAACAATTAACGATTATCATGTCAGATTTTACCCAACCTGACAATTTGATTATCTCTACCAACTTCTTGGTATCAATTGTTTCCTTCTCAAGTGTTATCAACTTATATTTATTCTTCAGATTTTCCCCCATCTTCCATTTGTTTTTTGAACTGCTCCGGTGTTAAAGCCATAATTCTTACCTCTGGTTTCTTTTCTCTCAGAGGAGGGTGAGCTACCTCATAGGCTTCAGCAAATTTCTTAAGTTCTTTCTTGAACTTACCTTTAGACCAAGGCACAAGAAGTTGACCAGCATGTAAGAATCTCACTATACATGCATCAAATTTTCCATGAAGTGCTTGCTCAAGGGATTCTTTGGAAGGTAACCACCTGTCTTCAATTCCTATGAAGTCCCAGTAGGGATACTCAGCCTCTCCAAATACAATATCATAGTCTTCTTCTTCTTCTTCGTCAGCCTTTTTGAGACCAAGAAGCTCATCCTGTTCTTTATTTTTAATTTTGCGTTCCTCATTGTCCCCGTCAATCATAACAATAGGGAATATAAATAACTCATCAAGCATGTGTTATGTTGTTTTAGCAAAGATAATACGTAAGTGTATATCCTCCAAATATTTATCAATCTATTTTATCAACCGTGCCATAATTTGGTACCGACCTCACATGATAAGTAGTTAGAGTAGATTCTGACTTGATTCCTTTACCGTTCTCCATTATAAATTGTATAAAGTCCCAGTCATGTCCATACTTATCCTGATGTGGAGGGGCCTTTCTGGCAAGTTCTGTTTTAACAATTATTTCACTATGTCCTATAGCAGAAGGAGCTAATTTTGAAATTCTGGCTCCTTTCAGAGGACTTATATAAGAATTGAAGTACATATAATCCCAATCAGTATTCTCAATCTCAAGATAGTGGGAGAAATGTATGGGTTCAATAAGGTCGTCATTTGCAAAGAAAATTAAATATTTACCACGGGCATTCTGAATAGCAAAGTTAGTTTGCTTGTATCCGCAACCTCCAGTATGCTTTTCAGCATTGAAAGCAACTATCTTATTACCCTTGAGTTTAGCCTCAATCTGTTTAGACTCTATCCACCCTGAATCTATAAGCTTCTGAAAATCAGGACACTTATCTCCAATTAAGATAGCTTCCCAGCCATTTGTGTCCTGAGCCAGAATAGCCTCAATGGCTCTCTTCGTCCGTTCCGGACGTCTCCAAATTGGCATTGAAACTGTTAATCTGTAGTTGCTCATTTAGGTTGGTTTGGACCAATGTCCTTAGCAGGGACACCAGCATATTTCCTGTAGGGTTCCATTTCCAGCTTCTTAGTTACGGCTGCATTCATACCAATCATACAACCCTCAGGGACCTCAACCCACTGATGGATACAGGAGTTCAGACCCAAGTTGCACTTAGGATTAATTATAGCATGTCCACCAACCTTAGCTCCACAAGAAACAGTTACCCCATCTCCTATTACCGAGTCGTGCCCAGCATGGGAATGTTTTAAAAACCAGCAGTTATTACCAATACTTGTTAGGTGCTCAGTACCTGCATCTATGGTTACATGGCCAGTAAATACGTTATTATCACCAATCTCTACCTGACCTGTTGGCTTATCCCAATAAGCTTTGTGCTCTGCAGGAAATCCTATAATACAAAAGGGTCCTATGTAGTTATTGTTGCCCATTTTAACATTTGGGCCTATTACTGCTGTTGGGTGAATGATATTTCCATTTCCCCAGTCATCAAGATATTCTTTCATGTTTGTATATTCCATCCTTTGCCATCCATCGGATTACCATACATTATTATGTTGTCCGACCAGAAATGCTTAATAATTCCTCCGTCCAACCGGACAACCCATACAGTATTAGTATGGTGTCCGTAGTCTATCAGAAAGATAGCATCTCCATCCCCAAGAGGGGTCTTTACAGCAATATAAGGGTTTAGTTGTAGAATCATTTTTCCTCCTTTGTTCCCTTACGAAATACTAATGAGTATCTCATTTCAGGAACAGGATATATAGCATGTTTGTCCTCCCAACGGTCTTTCTCTGTCATCTGCAGGAGTGACCGTGCAGGTAGAAGGTAACGAACTTCTTGGCCCTGAACGTTCTTTACTCCCATAGTAGCTTCCCCTTTAAGGGACAGGATAGTTATTACAGGTCCAGAAGTTTTGGAATCAATATGCCAATCAATACTCTGTCCTTTCAGATACTCATTTATAGTAAGGTGGTCCGGACGCTCAGTTAGTAATCCTTTCTGCATAATTCTGTCAATCACAAAAGTTATCCAGTCAGGTAACTGTTTGGACTTCATCAGTGCTACATAGGGAAGTTGTGAACCATAACGAATAATCCTGTTACGTGTTTGGACATTCAGCTTGGGTCCGGGTTTAATGTTTTTCAATATCTCCTGCTCCTCTGTAGGTGATATGAAGTCTTTGATTATTGTTATCATCACCTATTGAGATTGTCCACGGATAGTTTGGATTCCAAGGATTTGGGTCAGGATTCGGGTAGGGTGTAATAATTGGGTTTGGATTATGTGGAGGCATTGGAACATACTTTACATCTGGCTCATCAAGCAGTAATGTCCACATTTCATTGAATGTGATATGTCCTGCCTCAAAAAGCCTCTGTATAATCTCCTTCTTGCTTGGCTCCATTGAGTAATCAAAAGATACTCCTGTAGTAGTTAAATCGTTCATTATCTGGATATTAAAATACCTGCACCTATACCAACTGTCACAGGTAGGATAACTCTCTGAAAGAAAGATTTCCTCTCGGGCTTGTAGTAAACTGAGTTTGCAGATATGTCCTTAACAAAAGGGTTAGAATGAAAATATTGTACCTGAACCTTGGAACGTTTGAATAAACCACCTTTCTCCTCCACAAAACGTAGTTGAAGTGTGTCAGGTATGGTAAGTTTGTCAATTGTCAGACCAGATTTCTTTACTGTTGTGTAAATCTCAAAATGAGGAGTCTCAAGACCTACCTGAGCAGGTACCTTAATACTGGAATCTCTCACATAAGAGGCAATCTCAGGACACTTAGCCAAAACTGAATCTTCAAACTTATGCATTGCCGTAGTATCCAAATAAGGTATATCTACCTGAACTACAGATATTTGTGTTATTCCTTTGTAGTAGGCTATTGTCTTTAGATTTTTGGCATCCTTCTCCTTCAGGTCAAAGATGGTATCAGTTAAGTTATTCAGGGCTGTAGTATTATCCACTATAATAGCCTCCTGCTGCTGAATCACCTGACCCTGCTCATTCACTTTCTGGGTTAAGGTTTGCTTGTCCAACTGCAACTGGGTAATCTGCTGCTTTCCTTGTTCTATCTTCTGGTTCAAATTGCATGTCTGCATCCAAAACAACAGAGCGAGGAATCCTGTTATTACCCACCCTAAGTGCTTTCTGAAGAAACTCTTCAAAGAGGACTCTTGTACTATTTCACTCATCTTGTAAATCAAATTTAGACTTTACCAATTTGGAAGAACCAGAAGTTTCTACCAGATAATCTCCCGCCTGTAAAGCAAGGTCATAATATCCATTAGTAGTAAATACCTTCAAATCCCTCCCATTTTCTTCCATAGAGGTTATCACCTCATCAGAGGCACCACCATAGAAATCCCCAATCTCAAGAGTAGTTCCACCCTTGGATATATACTTTTTAATTGCTATCATATTCAACATTTTACGTAATTGTTCCTCATTCTCCAGTCCTTATTTAACAACCGGATATAAGCACAGTACTCAGTCACAAACCAAACATTCCCCATTATGGTCAAATTTACAGGGCACCATATTTAGGAGGCGTTCGTTTTGACTTAGGTTTATCCTTTGGGTAAGAGTCCCTGACAAAAACCAGAGACTTACCCTCATATACCTGAATCTCCAATAAGTTTCTAACAGCAAGGGAATGAATATTATCCCCCCTCGTCAGGTATGGCATATCCTCTATGTGATAACATCTCCACCCCTGCTCCATTAATTCGTTTGCTAAGTGCTTGAAAGTCATAAGTATTGTACAGCTAAGATAGCACCTCAGATAGGAGAAACCAAATTTTCCTTCATTTCTTAACAACTCTTTAACATATAGGGCTCCTTTCTTACAATCAGACCACTTATGACTGCCAATAAGTAGACTATTCCCAGCCAAAAGTATCCCCGGTCTTTGAGTACCCTATTTTTTTATTGTATCCCCGGTCTTGGAGTACAGACCTTGTAAACCTACCCCCTGCTGGATTGTGAATTCCTCCTACCCCCGGTCGAGCTGGAGCTGGAAAGCAAAAATTCTCGTCCGGGAAATTCGAGGAAATTTTCTAACCAAAACAAGTAAACTCACTACCATGAGTACACAACACAATGAACCTCAAGTGTTCAGCAAATCTTTTAGGAGATTTATCATTATCTTGATGACAGTGCTTGCCGGGGTCAATCTTTATCTTATGCTGGATTTATTCTGGTATAAGGGCTTTGAGTTCAAGCATTGGTTCTTCACTTTGTTTCCATTTGCGGTAGCTGCCTTAGGCTGGTCATTATGGCCACGGTATAAGGCCAGCTAACTGATTGACTTGCAAACAGTTAGTTTGTGAGTCAGTTGTTTGACCTATGAGACCTTGTTAATCTACCAAATTTCAGTTTGAATCTACCACAAAGGGCTTCACTAAACAACGGAGTAGAATCCGGAAGCCTAATTCTCATTTACCATGAAACTTACAGAAGCTTTCAAAATCGAGACAGCCGCTAACATCGTGTTGGTTGGCAAACCCGAAGTAACTAACTTCGAAACCTCTGATGGCGAGCCATATTATGTGGCCAAACTCAAGGAGCCAGTTATGGTTCGTTGCAGTGTTGACAAGGGTATTGATGCCTTTGAAACCGAAGAGGTTTACATCAGAGAGTCTGCCCTTGAGGGTGATTGGACTTTCGTGGATGAGAAGAAACCTGAGGAAGGCTATTACATGAAGGACTGGAAAGTGGATTTCAGTAAGGGGCAGGAGCTGGTACTGTATCAGGAAACGACCATTGCAAAGTGGACTAAGACTGACAGGGCCAATCGTGCTGATGTAAGAAGGACTGGAATCAATGCCAGACTTCAGGAAAGGCTGAAGAACAAGAAGTAGTCTAAAGGCTGTGGCTGGTAGAAATACCAGTTGCAGCCTTTTATTTTTTTACAGCGTAAGGAGACCTTGGAAATCAACCAAATTATGTTTGTGTATGTATGTAACCTATTCCATCGGATAGCACGAAGTATACAGTCCATTTATTAACGTTAAAAAACTGATTATCATGAAGTTGAAAAACTTTTTGGCAGACAAAAGCCAGACTGAACTCGAGGTTGCAAGGACCGAGATGGAGGTGACAGAGTCAAACGGAGAGAAAATTGCCGTTCTGCACCTCAAGAAGCCCATTCCCATTGTTCAGGGTTCTATGACTGTGAATGATGATGCCACTGGCACATCTGAACGGTTGGAAGCCTATGATGTTGAAATCGTCCGGATGCACGAAAGAGATTTCGATGTTGAGGGTGTAGAAATCAACGAGGATGGTACCGGCACAGTGAAAACGAACTTGCGCCTTGATGTATCGAATCGAGGAGATGTTTGGTTGACAAGCAAATCCTTCAATGCCTTCAGGAGAGAAAGGGCTCAGGACAGACGGAATGAAAGACGTTCTGGCATCGTAACTAGAATGCAGGAGCGGAAAGCCGTTAAGAATCTGGCCGGTGCTGACCTGACAGGCAAGGCGGAAACAGTAGCAGAAAAGGCTTTATAACACAGGGATGGGTTAGTAAGTCTGAAAATACCGTTTCATGGTAGATTCGGTGAGTGAGTGGTAACTCACAAAGGGACAGTTTAGTGTACTTTTATGCAACTGAATGGTTGCAGATAGGGTGCATTTAAACTGTTCCCTTTTTTGTCTAAGTGCTGAAAATCACTGTTTTATAAAAATAGGGTTGGTGCACTATATGACTAATCAGGCACTAAGCGTTCAATCCGTAAATCCTAATAGGTCCTTACCAAAGCAGGGAGCTGCTTATAAATACAGGATGAAATCCATTTTGGGTAGAGTCCACTTGGTGAGAAGGGTTAGGGGAAAGTTCGGTCACTTCGTAAGTGCTTGGTTATCTTTAATCCACATTTTGGGCTTAGTGCCTGTAATCTTCAATTATTTTCGTATGCAAAAGAGTTCAAATTCTGGTTACAACCTTGAAGGTGTGACCGTAGCCAAGGTGAATGGGGAGGATATTCCTGTTCTGGTTTCTAATCTTAATGAAGGTCAGCGTAGTGTTATTGTATCTGAGAAGGTTTTTGGCTACCTTCTGGACCTGCTTCCTAAAGCTAAGCTGAGGGATATTAAGGAGCAGTTTATTGCTTCTGTATCTGGGGCTAAGGATATGCCTGAGTATCTGGAAGTCATCAAAGAGGAGTTGGAGTTCCATGCCAATGTTAATACTGCCAGACAGTATTATAACATGGAGGCATTGGAGATTTCTGATGAACCTCAGGTTGTTAGTTAAATTGTTTTTTCAGGTATGGAGAATACTATTTTTATCCTGTTATTATCTCAGGAAGACCTTTTTGGCGTTTGGGAAAGTACTCATACTGCATGGTATATTATGAATACATGCTATTATGAAAATGACCCAATCTGGACTATCTGTTTTAACTAACCTGAGCGTGGACTACCTTTGTACCTATGGTGCAAGGGTAGTCTTTTTTATATTAAATTTATTATGAAACAGTCAGAAGATTCGTCACCTATAACGCTAATATCCATAGTGTATTTTATTGTACTATTGGGTTTTGTACTGGTCAGATGCTCTTAATTGAGGAGCATAGATTAAGGAAGGGGTCACTTATGTGGCCCTTTTTTGTCTAAACTCTTGGTTATGAATATATTACCTAAAGAATTTGTGGATATAAGGGCATTTTTGAAGGAGATACCCTATATAAACAGAGGTGGATGTGCAATAGCAGCATTAGCTATGTATCGTGTAGGTATTAAATTAGGCATGAATATACAGATTGTTTATTTCTATGACCATGATGATGACCAAGAATATAAGCAGAATGGTATAGCTGCTGAATTGGAGACTGGTAAGGTTACATATTGTACACATGCTGGTGTGGTAGTGGATAATCACTATATGGATACTGGTGGAGGGTTATTAAATCACAGGTATCCATATTATCACATTCTATCTGAATCACTGGTTATCAGGACATTAAAGGAGGCTGGGTGGAATTCAGACTTTAATAGGCAGAGGTGGTTACCTATCATTGAGGAAACAATTGGAGAGAAACTTCTAAATTAATATATATGCGAATACTACAATTTGTACTCGTAGCACTTCTCATAGCCTCTCTTTCCTACTGGTTTGGAGAGGTTGTGGGTAGAATGCAAGCAAAGGGAAAAGCTCACGAGGAGGTAGTTAAACCTATTCGTACTTATGTAGAGTCTACTATGCATAAGTGCATTGACCCTCAGCATTATAGATGTGATGGTGAATGTTTATGTGATGGTATGGATTGCAGAGTACTAAAAAGAGACTATCAATTGGAGTTATATCATAATACTGTTTGGACATTTGATGGAAGCAAACTTGTGGGTAGGTATATTACCAATTGGTATAATCAAATAAATTCCATACTACTAAAAGATAACCAATGAGTAAGCCCAAGTACACTCCCAACAGTGAGGAAGAACTATGGAAATGGTTCAATACTCATCAGGATGATACCTTTCAGTCCATAGCGGAAAAGTTTGGCATATCTGAAGAACAAGCCAGATATTTGTCATTACGCTGGGCTGCAGGACAGAAAGAGTCATTCAGGAAGGAATTTTGGTCCCTGTTTGAAGGGTCACCAACCAATTTTTAGCCCATGAGGCATTCCCACGAGAGAAATTAGGTACGGTTATGACGAGGAGCATATGCTTACGGCAAAACTCGACCTGATAGGGCACATCAGCAATGGTGTGTCCTTTTTTAACTAAAATTCTTATTTATGCACAAGGTGAAAATAATTCAGGCTTCTACAACAGTCGAGCTTGAGAGACTTACTAATGAGTTCCTTAAAGAACTATTTGATAATGAATGTGATGTAATACATGTTTTCTTTACTCACTCAAGAAATTCTGATTCCTTGTATACTTCGTATATAAGATATAAAATCTTTTAACATGAAATTGTTCTTAATAGGGATATGCACCCTTATATGCATAACTTCTGGTGCACAGGTAGTAACAAGTAAGGTTACAGGTCCACCCACTGAGAAAACTCTTATTGCTGATGAAACATGGATTGTAGCCTCTGGAAAGAGTGCATTCCGTGTTATTACCAGCAATGACAATATTGCATATAAGATTCGGTCAACTTTTGAGCAGAGTGGAGACATTACACGCTTCACATATGTTCAGAAGAGTGACCGCAAGGGCAAGTACTGGGAGCGGTCATTCTACTTTAAGAATAAGAAGTGGAACGATATTGTACTGTTTATCAACAAGTTAAACAAACCTAAATGACTTTCTTTTTAGTACCAATGATATTTCTCATGGTAGATATACTTGGTTATATATACATGAGAATGAATGGAATACCAGTCTCTTTAAAGGGATTAATTCCATTCTATTAGCTTTGGTGACTCATAAAGCAGATAAGATAGGCATGAAAATGCCTTTTTTATCTAAACACCACTTAAATAAAGAAATATGGACAATAAACAAATGCACATGGCTGCACAAGCCATGCTCGACGCCAATCAGGATATTGATGTGATATATGGGGTATCTGATGGTCAGATGTTCTTTTCACCTGAAGAAGCTGCAGAGGCTGCTAAGAAAATGGCAGATGCTGTCATAACACCTTTCTACAGGGATGATGCTGTACGTAAGATGGCCCAACAGTATAGGTCACTTCAACAGGTAGTATTTGCTACTGATTACCTGAAACTCAGGAGATTGGGGAGCAAACCCTTTGTATATGCAGAATACAATACATATGCAGAGAAGATGAACATGGAGGCCATACCTGAAAATCTGTTCAACTTCATAGCCTCAAAGGTATATGCATCCAGACGACCGGTGGCAGCAGGACAGAAAGACAAAATATTCATGTGGAATCATGGAATTGTGGAGGCTGTATTCATGCGTCGTTATCCACAGGGTGTAATATGGCAAGTGGGTGACAATCTGGTATTTACATGTCCTACTCATACCGAGCTTATGAGTGGAACATATCAACAGATATTTGCACCTATGCTGGGTGAACCTGTCAAAAGAAGGAAAGTCTGACATATTGGCAAAGATAGGGACTTCTGTAATGGAAGTCCTTTTTTGTTATCAATTTTTTAATCCATCTAAACAGTTAAAGATGAAAAAAAATCCTTTTGTGGTACCCAATCCCACCGCTGAAACTCTTACTGAAGCACTCGGTCTAACTGATGACCAACGTGTGAATGTACAAAAGACAACAGCCAAAATCTGCAAAGAAGAGAAGGAGAACGGTGGAACACATTCCGGCACCATCGCCCGTGTGTGGAATGAATTTGAAACTGAAGCAGAATGCATGTATGCTCTCTACATTCTGGAGCATACTGAAGAACATGTGGCTATTCAGAGCCTCTTCAGTCTGCCGGAAGTGGTGGGCAAAGAAGAAGAAGTCTAAAATAGAGCGGTTACAATCACACATACCCTATCTAATTCAGGTAGGGTATACTGTCCTTTGGTGTAATGGTAGCACAACTGGTTTTGGTCCAGTTAGTTGAGGTTCGAATCCTTAAGGGACAACTAAACTATTTAATATGAAATCATTCATTCGTGCTGTATCTGCCTCCAATAAGGACCTTCAAGACCTGAAGGTTGAGGAGGTGATAGTAAAGCACACAGTAGATGAAAAGGAAAAGAAAGTAAGTATTAATATCACCTTTAAAGAAGGAGAAGCGAAGATTATGTATCTGGTAGAAGACTATAATGGTCTTTCTCTTATGAATACATCAGACCTTCAGCAAGCTCTTTCCAGATATGGTGCTATTACAGTTCCTATCCCCTTAATCACAGGCTGATGTGGTGGATAGTTCTGTTAATCATTGGTGTAATATGCTTCATAGATGCACGTCATACTAATAGCTACAGTGCGTTCTTATGTTGGTGCCTACTAATGGTCTGCTGTATAATTGCTTGTTAGGGACCGAAAGGTCCCTTTTATTCTTTAATTAAACTATTGAAAGATGGACAGATTACCTGATTTCTTCTGGGCTGATAGGCTGACACCTATCAATTTTTATGGGTATACGTCAGCCACAAGGGATAGGTTCTATGAAGTTGACACTCACACAGAATCAGATGAAAAGAAGAGAGATATTGAACGTTTTAATGACTTTAAACGCAAATGTCTTGCAATGTGTGTAGATATGCGTAGGGATGGAGATGAGCCATACTGGGTTAAAGATATGTGGGATAATAAGATTGTTATTGAGTGTAAAACAGAGGATGGTGGTACTCTCTTTGTTGGTTCTTATGATGGTAGATATACATTAGGGTTATCTATGTACAGCCGGGACAGAATGCAGCCACGACCCTACAAAGAAGTAGAACATCCCAAAGAGTTCAATGAGACATAAATACGCTTTATTAATTCTAAACATACATGTATGACAAAAAAGAAAACAGGAGACTATACCAAAACACAGGAAAGAGCTCTCCTTGCAATTCTCTATCAGAAGGGAAGGGGTCCTCACACCCAACAGATTTATGCATTGGCTGACAAATGGGGCCGTGGCCGTGGTGCCATTTGGCAGAAATGGTATTCACTGCATGGTAAGGGTTCAGGTACCCCAAAAGCCAGACCTGCTGGTATTGACAAACGCAGGCAAAAAGACATACTGCCCATGACGTTTAAGGCCATTGAGTTTGATGACAACCGTCTGAGAGTGAACCCTGAAGAGGAGATGGCCATGCAAAAGGGACTGGAAGAGGCTATTATAGGCCCACTTTCCACACCCAAAAGGGCAATACTTTTCCCTACCCGACTGGTAAACAGGGCAAAGGAGTATCTGAAAAAGAAACATCCTCGCCATGTATTCTCATTTCATACCAACAAAAGCGACAGGCGTTATATGCTGTTAGCCAAGAAGGTATAAAAAGAAGAGAAAAAAGCTAAGCTCGCACGTAAGAGGACCTGAAAAGGTCCTTTTTTGAATTTTCATAGGATAAGGTTTAATGGCTGGTGCGAAAGCACCCCAAAAAGGCTCACTGTGTCTACAGAGGGCCTTTTTTGTTATATTTCCTAACTAAAATGTTTTTCTATGTTTTTTGGATTATTCAAAAAGAAAGAGAAGGGAATCGAAGCCCGTATTGATTCGTCTTCTCAGCCATTCGTACTCAAAGAGAGAATGGAGCGAGCAGGTATGAGCCATGACCAAACAGTTCTGGCAGACATATACAATATACGGGTAAGAGAAGAAGGTGGTAAACCTGTCCTGTATTTTTGTAACATTAACCCTTTGGTCATTTGTACAGCTATTAGCCCGGGTGATGGGGAACCGATTCCTGAAGAATTGAAGCTGAACAAGGTACGGATACCTAAGAGTATGTTCAAAAATGAGATGGACCGTTACATTAACATCAGAGGCGTGAAATTGTACTCCAATGGAACCATGCAAGTAATTGCAAATTCCAAAACCCAGTATGAAATGGCCTAAGTGTAAGTCATTAGGAATCAGTGTGATAGCTGATTCCTTTTTGTTTAATCACTTTAAACATGAAACTGCCGATGAAAAAAGGATAAGGAAAAGGCTGCTGAGCCAGTCACCTCATAAAGAAATTTTACATGCGAAAACGACAAGCTGTAGAATGTGGATACGGAGCTGGTCTTTACTGGCTCCTTTTTTATCTAAATACAATCATATGCAAGAAGGTTCTTTACTTATAATGGTTAAACCCTTTGGTGAAAGTACCATCAAAATATTGCAAACTAATGGGTTCACGAGGTGGCCAGTACCTGACCCTAATAACATACATATGGTCACAGCAATACAGGATGTCAGTCATACTACCACTAAGTTTAAGATTAGTATTCAAATAGACACATTTCCTGAGATTGCTAACAGTGGGTTCTGGTTTAATCCAGAGTGTTTCTGTGAGGTTGAACCTCCTTCAATAAACCTTGAGAAGCTCTTCGAAAAGGAGAAAAAGAAAAACCCAGATAAGGTTGCAGTACCAGTTTGAAACGTTAGGATTATGTATACGCCTGTCGGGAGTGTGATGGACACTATTAACCTGACTCAGGCCAGTTTTCGTGTGCTATGAGAGTGAAGGATGACCTGTGAGGGACTATTATTGAGGAAGTAGTGTTAAAAGGCTACTTCCTTTTTGATTCTAAGTTGCATACACTTAGGGTTAATAAAGAAGGGGGTTTCCGTAAGGAGCCCCCTTTTGTTAATCTCCAAACATGAATAGACGTATAAAAGCCCTTGGTCAACTGGCATTAGTCATAGGTATAATCATACTTTTGTCACATGCCACTGTGTGGATACAAGGATGTAACTAAAAGTTGTGTTTGACCCCGCTGTCCGATATTGGATATGGGTCAAACCTTTTTAGTTTGTAATATATGAAACCGTATCCATATCTGGATAAGATACTTGAAGCATTAGGAAGAGTTGCCTTCATGCAGGTATTAAACCTCCCGGTCTGAATAAAGAAGGTGATACATTTCCCACTGTGGAGTTTGATATACAAAGGTTAAAGGGTCCAAAGCTCAAACCATTGAATGAAAAGAAGCTAAAAAAGAAACGCCATCACCTACCTGAGTAACAATGAGACCACGATAATCTCCTCAATCCATATATCAGGGCTGTCTAAATGGCAGTCCTTTTTTAACTAAAACTTAATAGAATGAAGAAAAAATTGTTTGTATGGTACTACCTACATAATGGTCATGTATGTGGTCTTACTGAGGATGGTATTATGATAGCTGTCATTACACATGGTATGGGTGATTTCAGTGAGGAAGCATCCATCAAAATAAAGAAGGATTTTTTCCTTAATAATAGTATCATAACCATTGAATATGATGTTATTGACATTGACCAAAAATCATTGAAAGAACACATGTACGATGGTGGCCCTCGTAGCCTGTTACGTGAGGATTTCCGGAATGCATGGGATAAGTATAAGGTTTTTGAAAATCCTACTGTAAACTAACTCACGGAGACATACGTCCGTGTAGGTCCGCATGCTGGAGGACGTGCAAAACGTCCATTAAAGGGTTGGCAGGGAATTAAATAAATGGGACGTAAAATAACTCGTTGGCAATCAAACTGTTAGAAGCTGCTGAGAAACTGGGAAAGTTTACTGAAACTAACATAATAGAACTATTATATCACGCAAAAGAAATGTATAATGAAAGTAACCGGAACACAAATCCGCAACGAAATCAAACTGTTAACAACGGAGTTAAGCTCCATTAATAACAGTTTTGACGAATCCCTCACGTATTTTGAGGGTGAACCAAAGCCCAATCCTATAGCGATTGGTGCCCAGATTGTTAAACTTGAACGTACTCTGGGTATATGGCAGGCTGCACAGAAGGAGTACAATGTGAATAACCCTATAACATTTGGAGGAAGGACCATCAGCTTACAGGAAGCTGTCTCCATAGTAGGAGGTTATGGAAGGGTGTCAAAGCTCTTTCGTACAGCCAGTGGTGCAGGTAAGAAAGACCCATATGGTCGTCGTCGTGGTTATACCCGAACTACCAGTGAGGTTAATTCCAAAGAATCTATAACTCGTGAGGAGGCAGTGGAAGAGTTCAAGAGGATTGAAAAACAGGCTGCTGAACTGCGTATGCAGATTGGTAAAGCTAATAATAATGAGGTGGAGATTGGATGGTTAGACTCAGCTCTGGCCTCCCTTTAAGACCTCGGGTAGGTAGTAGCCAAACAAGTTATGGTTAGGTTTCCTAACTGCAACGACCGAGCTCCGACATAGGATACTCAGAGTACGCTAATCTTGTATACTATAGTGCAACTCATGACATCAGGAAGGAGCCTATTGCGGGTCATCTTGTATACTCCATACTGATTACCTACCTAAAACTCTTGTGTTAGTAGCAAAGGACTATTCAGAAATGGGTAGTCCTTTTTAAATTATAAGCTATGATATTCGATTCTCTTAAAACCTATGTTAGTAAACAGCACCCATTAGGAACTGTCACATGGGATGACGTCAGAAAGCTCATAGAAGAATTCCAATCCAATATTCCGATGGTGAATGTCGTGTCAACTTCCATCGGACTTACTGAAAGAGAGAAGGAATTTATTCAGTATGTAGCTAAGGAGATGGAAACCAAAGAGATAGCTGAGACTATCGGTAAATCTCATAGAACAGTTGAAGCTCTGAGGATAAACCTCCGCAAAAAGACAAGAACAAAGACCAATGTAGGTCTTATTCTATATGCCATAAAGGCAGGACTGCTAAGGGTTGGTGAAGCCAAACCTGAAGTAGTAGCAGATGAAAACAATATTTCATAACCATCTAAACATTAAAACTATGGATACAAGTTAAAATTAGATGATATGAACAAACCGGAGCCCTTGTTGGTTCCACCCTGACGTACCGGGAGCTGTACGTGAGCACTTAATTGGGTCAAAACACTCCCCAAAGCATAAGTTTATATTTGGTAGTTTCATTATGCTTTTCGGAATCTCGATTGTCAAAGGAAGTCTTCTTATTGACTCTTTTGCAATACACTTTTTTGTTTAGGCTATTTACTTCATGGTGTTGGGGCTATTCCCATTGTAAAATCCATTGAAGAAACAACAAAAGGGGGTGTGCAATGAAACACAATGTCAAAAGAGAAAGGGAAACAATCATGCTAAGAGGTGTTGCTGCTGCCATACAAGCAATGAGCAATCCCTCATAGGATGCCCTGCGTACTTTACTTTCGAGGTTTGGATGGAAACTTACCTATGATGACTCAAACAAACAAACAATGAATCATCAAATCACTAAGATGAAAATTATCGGACAGGGGGAATATTACGACGTAATCAGTCGTTATTTCCAAAGCAGCTTCCCTACAATAGCTGCAATCAAAGGAAAGGACATACTGGAAGTACTCACTCAAATTCTGGTTGGTTCCAAAGACCTGCGTTATGGCTCTATGCCATCTCCTGAAAACCTTGTGACCATACGGAAAACAATCCTGAGGTCCGTGGAAATGGGACATTCTATACCGGTATTAGTACCGTGGGGTGGCAGGAAAATGAACAAACACCTGCATCTGGACGTTGCTGAGGTCTTTGGACTGAAGCAATTGCTCAGAGTGGATGAGTGCATCCGGAAGGTTTATGCACCCGGGCTTCAGATAAGGGTCCGTATTGAAGACATTAATGCTAAGTGGCTTTATAAAGAAGAAACTGGCATTGAAGAGTATTCAGATGGTATGCAATGTCTTATCAATATGCTCAAAGGTGACACCAAGATTATTGGTGTACGGGAGAGTGAAATGATGGACGAAGAACGCTACATGGAGCTTGCTACTGAGTATGCAGAATTACTCAATGCTATGATTACCATGCAGATAGCCTATCCGAAACTGGAAACAGAAGACATTTCTGCGTATCAGGAACTGTTGAGCCGGGGTTGGAAAGGTACGATTCCCAAAGAACAACGGGAGTACTATATTGAAAGGTATAAGAAAATGTATCCCGGGCTGGAAGCACCTGAATATACTGCCAGACTTGCAGATTATTTTGCAGGTTCAAAGGTCAGGTATGACCTGAATGGCAGAGGTGAGCCAAAAACTGATGTGGGCTCATTTATTCAGATAAATTTTGCACATCAGGTTCCCGGTGCCCCGGAAGGCATCTTCAATAACACCCTGTACTACAGGACAATACCGGGCAACATGAGTCGTACTCATATTGCTCCGTGGCGTTCTAAAGGGTACTTGCAAATGGTGGAAGAACAGGTTACACCAAAACTGGTGTTTCCCGGAACTGAAATCAGAGACCTTGAGACAAGCTATGTCACTCTTGTCAACGAAAATGATGAGGATGATAAAGTAATTGTCCGTGCGGATTATACGTATTCAATAAGCGTATTTTCTGCAATGGCTATGATGCCACCCATGATGTAAGTAGTGTTTAGATGGAGCCTTAGCATCTTTAGTGGTGCGGGCTTCATCTTTTTAATCTGTATGACCCTACGAGAATATAAAAAGCGATTGGACAAGCATGATTGGTATTATCCTATGAGTGATGACCCACGATGGTATGATGCTGGTCTTACAGAGGAGAATGAGTTGAGGAAACTTGCCCAAACCAAACCCTCTTTCGCAAAAGCATTTGAAGACAAGAGGGATAGCATATTCAAAAAGCTATCCGACGGAAAAAGGTAGGATTGCCCCTACATTTGTTAACTGCTATGCCCAATTTTATATTTGGCAATGGATATAAAAGAGGGCATAGTTTAAACAAACCTCATGAAAAAATCAAAATCAGAACTATCACCAAATCCTTGGGATAAGGTAAAGGTGAAAAAAGGAAAGCTGACAGGTATGTTGACTGATGAACTGGCCAATAATACCATGCCTAAAACAGGAGGAGATGGAAACTCCACTAAACTCACTACCATAGGAAACTTGGGTGAACTAAAGGTATATAAGCGACCTCCATCAAAGTTTAAATGATAAAGGTAATTTTATATTGTCTGGGACTCATTATTGCGTTTGGTGGCATTCTTATTTCCATCATAGGTATGTTTCAAAATGCAGTGTACCTCCTATGGTTTCTGGCATTCCATCTTTTGTTTAACCTATTTAATAAACTCTTAAAACCTTAAAAATGAGGAACTTTGTAATATGTACTCTTCTCTTGTTTATTGTAGCATGTTCGTGTGTTACAGCAGGGGATAAGCAGTCCATCCAGTTTGTAGACGGAACTGTCAAAACCGTCTATGGTCTCACCAAAGATGGTGAGGTTATCAGTTATTATAAATCAAAAGAAGATGCAAGTAGTGAACAAAATAAGGTCACTGTTCCACTGAGCTCTGTAAAACAAATTACGGACGTGAAAGATGAATAAGCTGATTACTAAGGTGGTAGCTCTTGTAATAGGAGCTGCCATCCTTATTACTGATGTTTGGTACTCATTTGACCTAATGAGTAGCAAAAGCAATACTTGGTGGTTTGGCATAGTACTCATTACATTGGGTGTGTGGCTATTCGCCCTGTACGTAAACTGGATTTTCAAACCTAAAAACAATAAAGATGAGTCCAACTGACATTTACGAAGACGACAGAAATTGGTGGCAAAAACCAAAAACATGGGTTTTCTCTGCCATAGTCGCAATTATCCTTATTTTGTTCTTCAGCTTTGTAGGCTGTGAACGAATTGACGCAGGTCATGTGGGCCTGAAAGTCAATATGGCAGGTGGTGACAGGGGTATCTCCAAAACCAAGTATGTAACCGGATGGGTGTGGTATATCAAAACTGCATCTAAGGTGTATGAGTTTCCTACGTTTCAACAACATAAGGAATATGACCCATTCACCGTACCCGCAAAGGGTGGTACCATATTTACTGTTCATCCCTCTTTTAACTACAACCTGAATGCATCTAATGTAGATAGCATGTTTGCTACATATCGAGTGCCTTTGAAACAACTGGAGGATGGGTATTTGAAAAATGCCTTATTAGTCAGTTTAAGGGAAGCAACTAACACATTTAGTGTGGATAGTATGTTGAACAACTTGGCCATATATGATGCTGAAATCCTTACCCGATTGAATCACAAGTTGGCACCATTCTTTATGGTAAGTCAGTTTACCAGCGGACTGGAGCCAACAGATGAGGCCATTAAAAAGAGCATAAATGCTAAGGCATTAGCTATTCAGGAGGCACTGACAATTGAAAATCAGCAGATGAAAATCATCAAACAAGCTGAAAATGACGTTATTGCAGCTAAAAGAGACAGTACTGTAGCAGTTGTTAAGGCACAGGCAGAAGCCAAAAGTGTACAACTTATGCAGGAACAGCTCCAAAAGTCGCCTCAGTACATTGAACTGATAAAAGCCCAAAAGTGGGATGGAAAGTT